GACTGGAGAGCTATTAAAGCTCTGGGAGGGGCTGGGCCCGCTCCTCCACCAATTCATGAGGAAGTCAGGCATAGGGCCCACGTGCAAGCGCGGCTGCACCCACTGCTGCAGCATGATGGCCACTGTCCACCTTCTGGAGGGGCTCCTGCTAGCAGACAACGCCCTCAAGCTTCCAGACTGGAAGCGGGTCGCCATGTCTGCCAGGGAAGCTTCCATTGCAGGGCAGGGCATCTATGACAGCAGGGAGTACTTCAAGCTGGACATCACCTGCCCCTTGCTGAACCAGAGCTCGAACGACTGCATGCTCTATGAGTTTCGGCCCGGGCCCTGCCGGTGGTACTACGTGTCGTCACCTGTAGAGCTGTGTGACCCAAAGCTCAACACGACGAAGAAGGTAGCCATGCTGGACAACAGGCAGTTCAGGAGAGCTACACTGGGATTGTGCGTGCAGGCCACGAATAGCTCGCTGACGACACCTCTGCCCCTGATGCTGGTCTGGTGCATGAGGAAAAGGGCAGAGACCGAAGAGGCCAAGAAGTTCATGGAGAAAGCAGTGAAGGGCTTGGACCTACCAGAAAACTGGTTCAAGAAGGCTATGGCTAGGGAGGAAGCCAAACATGAAGGAGCCGAGGGCAATAGAGGTACAGCAGCCTGAGCACGTGTCGGTCAACTTGCAGGTAGGCCACGTGGGGGTAGCCAATGCAAGCATCGACCATGTGGTAGACCATTGGTGGGTCTCGAGGGTGGTGGTCAAGGAGCCTTTCAGGCGCCAGGGCTTCGGCTCACGGTGCCTCATGCGCGCCGTCGAGCTGGTGCGAGAGATGAGCTCTGAGCCGATTGTAGTGGCTCCTGGGGGGTATGACGTCCCCTATGAGGTACAGAGGGCATTCTACGCCCGCCACGACTTCGTAGGGGCACCTGGGAGAGAGATGACGTGGGAAGGAAATAGCGATGCGGATACGCCTGCTGGCTGACCGGACCTACCGGCGTACAGAGCACATCCGTTGGCGAGGCAAGAGGGTAGGCATCGTGGTGGGGTTCGAGGACCCACTCGACCTCCCCTCCTACGCCATCGTAGAAGTCTCTGACAGGACGCTCAAGGACATGGGGAGGGCGCAGGCTACCAGGTTCATCCTCGAGCGTGGGAACCTGGTAGAGGTCTACGAGAGGGGCACAGGATGAATGAACAGTTCTGGTTAGGGGTTGTGGCCGGTGTGGTGTGTTCTAGCACGCTCCTGAGCGCGGCCTTCCTGATAGCAAGGGCCCTAGGATTGGAATGCGGTTAGGGGCTCATCAAGGAGCTAGAGAGGAGGACGGGTGTGTTCGACATCCGCAAGTGGAAGTACTCGCAGAGTCGGGCCAAGCCCACCCCTGAGTACGGCAGAGGCAAGGACTGGGGGCGGCCAACGAGGTTCAGGTTCAACCCGCATGTGGGGCTGAGCCTAGAGATCGAACTCGGCTTTGATTGCCGAAATAGGGAGGACACCAAGCTAATAAGAGAGTTGGTAGACGTCCTATTAGCGATAAGAGATAAAAGCAGGCCTTGAACATAACCTCCTTGGTTGCTATTACCCCGCTCGGGAGACATGGCAACCAAGGAGACCTCAATGGCAACTGCAAAAGCAAAGACAGCTTCAGAGCAAGAAATCAAAGTTCCCACCCTCAACATTAGGAAGCTCACTCTCACCCTCGTAGGTGACTCCCCTCTCATCGTCCACGCTTGGTCGAAGAAGGCCAAGCAAGCGATGCTAGACAAACAGCAGAAGAAAGCTAGCAAGGGCAAGGAGATCCGAGACCCCGAGAAGGATTTCCAAGAGTCCCTCTACCATATGGAGGGCGGCTACGGTTTCCCTGCCGTGGCCTTCAAGGCAGCGGCCGTCACTGCCTGCAGCCAGATTGACGGGGTGAAGAAAGTGTTCGCCCGCCAGACCTTCCACATCCTCGGAGGTGACCTCATTCAGATACACGGTGGTGAGCCTGTCATGCGTGAAGACATGGTGCGTGTAGGCATGGGCACTGCCGACCTGCGCTACCGTGGCGAGTTCAAGAAGTGGTGGGCCACCATTGACATAGAGTACAACGCCAGCGCCATCAGCCGAGACCAGCTTGTCAACATCTTCAATACGGCGGGTTTTGGCGTGGGCGTGGGTGAGTGGCGCCCTGAGAAGGATGGGCGCAACGGTCGCTTCCATGTGGCTGGCGCAGAAGAGGCCAAGAAGTACCAGACAGGGGGTTAGGGCAAATGGGAGAGCTCGAACTCAGGCGGTGCGAGGTGCTGTCAAACATCAGGCACGATCAGATAGCGGACAAGATGATGGGGACCTGGAAGGCCGTGCATTTCTCGGACATCAAGAAGGGCCAAATCTTTCGTCTCTTCGACGCCCCAGGGGGAACTCCTTTGGATGCCAACCTCCGCATCTGGGAGAACGGCAGCAGCGTCTGTGTGGCTTTGTCCGATGCAACTCCAACCGAGCCGGAGGGCAACTCCGTGGTCGAGTCGCTAGAACTCGCAGGATGGTGAGGCAGGCGAGGCTTGGGTGGCTAGGCTTGTAGAGGCCGGGTACGTCTAGGCGTGGAGGGCCGGCGAGGCTTGGCAAGGTAAGGTACGCTGGGTGGGGCTGGTAAGGCTAGGCTCTCATGGTCTGTTGAGGCTTGGTGTGTTCTGGCAGGCAAGGCATGTTGAGGTACGTTTCGGTGGACGTGTCATGGTTAGACGTGGCAGGCGAGGCTTGTCGTGGTCAGGAAGGTAGGGAGCGGCGGGGCGATACATGGCAGGTGTGGCATGGTGCTTGGGGCGAGGCATGAACGGCGAGGCGCACTGAGGCTGGGCGGGGCCGGCATGGCATGGAAGGTGAGGCGGGTCGAGGCGAGTCCAGGCCTGGCATGGAAGGGGAGGCAAGGCAGGCAAGGACGGGCGAGTTTGGGCACTCTTGGAGTGGCAAGTCAGGGCAGGCGTGGCCGCGATGGCAAGGCGCGGCCCGGCGGGTCGGGGTTGGCTCGGCGGGCATGGCTCGAGGGGCTCGGCGATGCGCGGTGTGGTGGGGCGGGCTAGGTTAGGCATGAGAGGTAAGGCTGGGCAGGCAAGGCGGGCTGCGGCGGCGTAAGGAGTGCACGGCACGGCAGGCTCGGCGAGGCGGTTCAAGGCAAGGCGCACGTGGCAGGCAAGGCAGGGCTAGGAGCGGTAGGCGAGTCGCGGCACGGTGGTCGAGGCAGGGCAGGCAAGGCTAGGAGGTCGCGGGTTGGCGGGTCCTGCAAGGCAGGGGTGGGGGGGAATAGGCCATTTTGGTCGATCGAAACGGCGAAACTCCTTGTGCCTAAAGGGAAATTCGGGATCCCACGGACACGTGTCCGTGGGATCCGTGATTCCTCTTTCAATTCAACGACTTCGACCGTTTCAATCGACCAAAACGTGTAAGTGCTTGTTTTTTGGTGGGTGGCGATTTGTGCGTCTACGGAGTGTTCCCGATGGCGTCTTGGAGCTCGTGTAGCTGCTCGAGTGTCAGCATCTTGAGGTCGGAAGGCCAACCTTTGTTATCACAATAAGCTTCTGCTCGGCGTTTACGGTCTAATGCCCACTCAGGTATCGTACCATCTATTCGTTTGGGCATCCCGGTCTCTCCGTCTAACACGAGTATCTCTCTCATTGATGTATGTCCTTCTGCAGTCTGAGGGTGAACTCCCTAACCCTCTTAAGCTCTCCGGCTGATGAACAATGCTTTTCTTCTAGACCTTCCACCTTGTTGTGCAAGTCCCTAGTCCTTTCCCACAGGGCTTCTAACTCCTTTCTTACCGCTGTGGATTCTTTCCAGCTAACGGCCAAGGCTACGATCAGGGCAAGGACAGCCAAGCTAAGACCTGTTACCATGACAGCCTCCTTTACCTAATGCTAGCACATCAGTGATAAAGGAAAATACCAATCGGGTATAAGGCTTGTGGGCGTCCTTACGGGTAACTGGAGGGGAGATGGCAAAGGTTGAGTTGGAATTGAGTGAGGGTGAATGGGTGGAGTTAATCTCGGCGGTATCTAGTAAGGCTTACCTTGTTCGGGAGAGGCACTATGGGGACTTCGACCCTATGAGTGGGTTCGATCCGGATAAGTGGGCAGCAACGCTGGATGCTATAAAGCAGACGCTGGAACAAGCATGGACGGGGGAAGAGAGTGACAGACTACAGAGAGATGTGGGAACAACTCAAGAAGATGGAAAAGGAAGCAAGGAAGGTAGGAGAGGCGGTAATCGGAGTGATAACGGTGCGCCCTCCACCGGAAGAACCTAAGATCACAATATTGAGGAAGTGGAGCTACAAATATGACAAAGACAAGCATTGAGGTGGGCTCCTTCGTTCGCCTTCGTCGTAGGGCTCTGATAGGTGTATTCGGCGAGGGGACAAAGCACAGAGCTCCTGGTGGTGAAGGGGTGGTAACTCGAATAGAGCCGTATGCTAGGGGGAATGTCTACTGGATAAGGTTATCGAAGACGGGTAAGGAACACCCAGGTAGAAGGGAAGACTTGGTAGTTCACCGAAGATAATTCACCGTGCGAGGGGGCCATGGAAGACCGTGATGTAATGGAGAGGCTAAAGGAGGTAATAGGGTACCTCAGAAACCAAGTAGAGTCTCTGTCCAGAGCGCAGTTGGACATGGACAGGGAACTGACTGAGCTTCGGGAAGCGAGGGACCGGTTCGAAGTTGACAGTGACAAGCTGGGAGACCTGGAAGACTGGAAGGAAAACGCGAGGAGCACCGTCAACCCGTTGCTAGAAGATATGAAGCGGTATGCTGACGACCTGTGGATGCGAACACGGGACGAGAGAGTACCCGTACCGTCCCGGCAAGAAGCTGAGAGGTTCTCGGAGCTACTACAAGACTGGTGTGCTAAGTTGGGGGTCGTAGAAGATGGAGCATAATCTACCAGGGGTATATAACGAGGTGCTAAACACCATAGCCAATGAGCTGTACAACCGCACGGACTGGACCTTCGACGGGAGACGAGTAGAAGCCGCCCTGATAGAGGACCCAGAAAAGCTGCACGTGGTATTGGACGACGGACAGACCTTGACATTAACCCTGTCTCATGAGACTACAAGTAACAGTTAGGCTATTAGTTAAGTAGCTGATTTTACTAGGATTGGGGGTCTCATTTTGTGAGACCATCGGAGGGGATATGGTTACCAGGGCAGAGCTCGAAGGTATGAGGCAAGAACTACGAGAGCTATCAAGGGAGCAAGCCCGGCTGAGGGCTGTTCAAGAGAAGGCTTTGGATGACTTCCACCGACAGTGGAAGGAGAAGCTGTCCTACGTCAGAGTTACGGCAACCAACCGCATCAAGCCCTTCCAGGTAGACAAGAAGAAAGCCCAGGAGAAAGCTCAAGCTTCTCTTGTCTCCAGGCTCAACGGGTTGGACGAAGAGAGGAAGAAAGCGGTCAAGGCGGCAGAGCAGGCTTTCAAGGATGGCAAGGTAAAAGCTATTGACACGTGCCAGAGAGAGATCGAGAAGGCACTCGAAGAGTTCAACAGGCATTCTAATATCCTGACAAAGAAGTACAATAGCGACATAGCAGGTTGCGAGAATGAACGTAGCGAAGCCTTAGAGACCCTCAAGGAAGAGCACAGGCGGGCGGTTGAAGTCCTTGAGGAGAGAGCGGCAGATGTCCAGAAGAAGATGTCCGTAGCGGGGGCAGCATGAGCACTAAATGGGCTGAACGGAAAGAGCCTGTTGAAGTGGGGTTCGAGCGCATTATCCACATCACAGACAGAGCCGTGCTCTTTGAGATTGAGGGGTCGGAAGAATGGATCCCCAAGAGTCAAATCGATAACCTCGAGGACATCGAGGAACACGACAAAAAGACACCTGGGGAAGTATCCATCCCCCGTTGGCTAGCTGAAGACCATGGTTGGGAATAGGGGAGCATGGCTGCTGGCAGGTGCAGCCTAGTCTCCCGGGCCGCGGTGGGTCAGGCAGCTTCGAGCTTCTTGGCCCGCCTCGGCTTTTTCCACGCAACCTGGAGCTTCCTGAGATGCTCACGCGTCAGCTCATCCTGAGCTTCCTTCGTCAGCTTCTTCAGCTCACCCGCCCCAACGTGCGACCAGACTTTCGGTTCTCTCATCAACATGACAATCACCTGCCCTTATTCTATTAGATTACACAGATTTTGCAAGATACATATGACGTACGCTCGAGCGTAAAGGGGCGGTCGCCAAGGGGAATCGAAGGGTGGGTAGGTATCAGTACCGCCTCTTCTCGGCAAACCCCTTATCTATGAGATGCTGGTTGAGGTAGAGTATTTCGCTGCCCTGCCAGACCCACACCTTTACCAAAAAGCGTCCGTATTTCCCTACCTTATCCTTGACCGTCTCAACCCATAGAGGGGCGCTTGGGCCTGAGTACAACTCTGGGGGGATGTGCTTGTCCAACCCGTGACCCAGGTATTCGGGCTGGAGCAGGCCCGCCAATTCGCTGGCTGCGTCAACCCCTTTTTGGAACTCCTTGGTACCTTTTTTTACCCCATGGATCTCTGGTGCATCGAGCCCGAGCAAGCGGCACCGTTGCCGGCAGGACATACGCAGTCCCAGGTCGATGTAGAGGTCGAGCGTGTCACCGTCCACGACCGTCCTACAGGTAGCCCTGTAGCAGTAGAGGCGGTCTTCCATATCTTCCAGGGTCATTTCCCCTCCTGAGGGCCCTGGAGGCTCTTTCTGAGCTCCTTGAAGTTCTTGGGTACCTTCCGGTATGCCCCATCATCTGTGATCGGCCTGGGGGGCCCAACGCGCCTTCCCAGTTGCCCCTCTAGGTAGGACACCTTGGCCGTGAGGGAATTGATCCTAACGGCAATCGTCTGCAGGAGGGCTTCCTGGTTCTTCTGCAGGTCCACGTAGCCGTTGATTGCAGTGGCCAAGGCCCCCACTGCCGCTGCCACCTTGAGGTAGCTTCCACCATGCGCTTTGACGTGCCTACTCGCTTGGTCCTTTCGTGGCATATGAACTCCGGTTAAAAAAAGAAGCCGTTGAGGCCGCTTGTTTCGTCATTTGCGAGTAGTGCTTCTCCTTGATATGGCTCTTGGCCGTCTCTCTGTCGTAGAAGAGCGCCTTGCAGAAGGGGCACTTATACAGTGGGAGAGACACAGGCGGCATGCAGTCCATGCTAGGTCCCTGCATGCCGCCTGAGAAGCACTATGCTGCGGTCTTGCTTTCGTAGACTCCCACTAGCTCCGTCGTTTTCCACCCGCACTTGTCACAGCAGAAGACGTGGATGAGCTTTGTGCCCTCCTTCAGTTGTTCACGTCTGACAAACGATTTGTTGGAACAGGATGTCCCGTGGGCGAGGATTTTGTTGAGGGTGGTTGGTTTCATGCGGTCCTTTCGTTACCAGGGCCACAGGTCTTCTTTACCTCCGGGCCAGTCGCGCGGCGGGATAACAACCCTTTGACCTGCAGCTTTCCGAGCACGCTCCTCAAACCAGCAATCGAAGTAGGGGTGCCTTGTGTACGGTGGTCCTTTCAACTTCTGGGTGACCAGGATCCAAGCCACGTGCGCTGCGTAGAACAAGAGGAAGCTCAAACCAAGTACTGCCCATTGCCGGCAGTGCGCTGCCTCATGGAGTATTATCCTCTGTCTCGTGAAGATGTTCCAGTTGGGAATAAGTCGGTAGCACATGAAGCCATACAGACCCACTCCTCCCCATCCTCTCCACCGCCTGGTGTGCCATGAGTCCGTAGCTGGGCTGGCCAGCTTGAACTTCGCCCATGGGCCGTAGAAGCCGTCAAAGACGAACTCCTTGCGCAGGAGCATCACCAGTGGGTAGAGCCACAGCAGCAAGGGCGACAGCCAGTTGATGGCAACCACCAACAGGATTATCTCCCAAGTGCTCACCAGGGCACCTCTACCCCTTCATCACTGCAAGAGCCGCAAATCCAGTCCCTCACCTGGTTGTACGCTTTGAGCTCATCCTCTGACAAAGAGTCGCCCCCGTATTTACATTTGTCTCGCACCCTAAACCACACTTCACGGAATGCTTTTCGGTAGCTAGGGCCCTTCGAGAAGTCATCCAGTTCTTCTACTTCCTCTGGCAGGTCAAACTTGTACGTGACTTGGGGCATGGCGGCCTCCAAAAGTGTCAATTCAAGGTCTGGGGGCTCTTCATCGAATCGAACTGCCCAACAAGGGACTCGAGGTCTTCACCTACTATCAGTGTCACACACAATTCCATCCCTAAGTCTTGCAGGTCGATCCTCAACCAGTGCCCCCCGCCACCAGGCTTCAGCGGTTCTAGGTCTTCTAGAGTCATGCCCAAGAGCACACAGGGCTTACCTTCGGTACTACCCAGAGCTTTGATCATTAACAGACCCCGCTACAAAAGGCGGAACTCCTCTATGAACTCGTCCATCTTCTTGAAGAATGAGTCCAGAGTTCTCCCGTCGTTGTTGACAACATAATCCCAGTCATCGTAGTGAATGAGCGCCCTCTCCGATTCATGGTCGGGAACTTTGTCTCTCAACTTTGCCAGTCGGTCGATCCTTACCACTATACCCCCCGCCCTCTTCACAGCGTCAGCTTCATTCGGAAATCGCACGTCAGGTACAACCCACAGTCTATTAAAATGACTGTGGTTGTTCAGGTAGCTCTCCCACGATTTCACCCAAACGTCCTTGCCCACCTCATTTCTTATAGCTTCCGTTCCTACTCGTTGGAGCATACTTCTCGGGGTCACCCCCCAGAAAGGGTCTACCACCTCCTTCATGTTCCCATGGAGTTGCGCGTCAGTAAATCCAAAGATCGCGGCACAGGCTTCTTTTATGGAGTCCCCAAAGGCCCGACGCTTAGTACCCATGATTTTGTAAAGTAGGTACCTGCCTGCAGTGTCTTTTCCCACCCGGGCCTGATGCCCGAATCCTATGACTCTTGGCTTCATTTCATACCTCAGAGGTATCTGGACTCCTCTAACAAGGAATCAAATTGCTCTTTACACTCCGGGCAGACCTGGATGTTGACCACACGGTTGTGCAAGCTCTGGAGCCTAGCTAGCTTGATCTTGTCCTTGCCGTTCAGGCCCGCCATCTCAAGAGAACGTAACTCACAAGCAGTCTCACCGAATTGGGAGCAGATGTCTCGTATGATTTCTCTCAGGCGGGTTCTGTGCTGCTTGTTGATGCGAGGATTGGATAGGATCTCCATCCCTTCTAGTGCCAACTCCTTGTAGTCCAACGACGCGTCTTCGTGTTTCACGATGTCCCCCAAAAATAAAGGGCGCCCACTGGCAATCAGTGGGCGCCCCTAGTTGACGCCTAAGTTACCACTCCAAGGCTACGCTACAGCCTGGGGCGGGACAACCATCTCTGGCCGCACTGCGGCTCCCTCGCCTCCCTGGGACTCAGACAATCCGTCTCTTTCCGCCTTCTTCTTCGCCCGTTTCTTCTTCGCCCAAATCCTCTTCATCCGCTCCGCCGCCTCCCTCTTCTGCTCCTCCGTCCAAGTCCGTCGTCCAACCTCCCCCTTTGCACCCTTCGTCGAAGGGCTCTTCTCCTTCTTGCTCACGCCCTGAAGCTCCGAAATAGCCGCCTCTATCTTCTGCAAGGTAGACTCGATCTTCTTCACCTCGCCCTCGGCCCTCTTCCGGTCCTTCACCAAACGCCCCTGCACAGCCTTCAACTCTTTCAGATTGCTCATTGCGGGCCTCCCTAGGTCTCCCTCTCATTGCCCAAAACGGGGGCAGTGAGTATACAGGAAGTTCCTCATGTTCATCCGACAAGGTGAGTAGCTTCTTTCTAGGTACGGGGTAACCTACTCTTCCTGCCGGCTTGGTAAGCTCATCCTTGATGAGAGCTGTCACGAACTCCGTCATCGAAACGGCGGCTTCCTCACAACGTTCCTTGAGCAGCTTGTGAACCTCATCAGGAAGATGGACTACCTTCCCTTTCATCTAGAACCTCTTCATGACCTCTCATCCGTATGAGCCTAACCACACTTTATCAATGAATGAAAGACCTTACGACAGGCTATCAGACATTTCATCTAAGAAGGCTTTGGCATCAGATAGTCTATTGGACCTGTAGTGCCCATAGGGGAGGGCCCGCTCAAACTGGGCTCCATAGCCCTTGGTGGTTAGGCGGTTGTCGCACAGCACCACCACCCCGACGTCAGTTTCGGTTCTGATCAGGCGTCCAACCCCCTGCTTCATCGAGATGACCGCTTTCGGCACGCTGTAGTCGAAGAAGGCAGACATGCCGTCTGACCCCAACCGGTCCTCCATGTACTTCAGTACAGGGTCTGTCGGAGGAAGGAAGGGAAACTTGTCTATTATCAGACAACTCAACGCTTTTCCAGGAATGTCTACTCCCTGCCAAAAAGAGGAAGTAGCCATGATGACCGCCTTGTCGGTACTCTTGAAACACTCGATGATGCGAGACTTGGGCAGCTCCCCTTGCACCAGGATGTAGTCTTTGGGCCGCCGCCTCTTGAGGAGTTGGGCTGCATGGTTCATGGCCTTGTAGCTGGTGAACAGGGCCATGATTTGCCCACCCAACTGCTCCTTCAGGTAGACCACAGCCTCCGCAACTGCCTGCATGTGCGCTTCACGGTCCCGAGGGTCAGGCATGCTCGAGGGAAGGAGCACCAGCATTCTCTGGGGGTCAAAGGGGCTAGAAACTACGAGAGCTGCGTAGTCCCCCTGCTCGAGCCCGAGCTCGGAAGCGATGAACATGAAGTGGCCATTCGTCGTCATCGTCGCCGACGTACCGATGACCGTCTTCTTGTCGAACAGGTGGTCTCGGAGGAACTGCTGTACCTCCACTCCCTTGCAGCACAAGCTCACGTCCCCACGCTGGCGCTTCTCCACGTAGTAGACCATCCCTGGGGGAAGCGCGGGAGGGTCTCCTATCCCAAAGCACACCCCGCTCAGCTCGGCATGTCTCCGCAGGAACACCTCACCAAGCTTCTCGATGCGCGCAAGGGCATTCTTGGCGTCGTCATCCTCGGGCTTCTCGCTCTTGGCGTGATTGCGCAGGAAGTCAGAGGTGTTCTTCAGGCTCGCTACCAACCCCTCATCCCACCCGAGGGGCCCACGAATGATGGCGTCCCTCCTCTGTGGGTCCTGATACGACACCAGGCGGTTAAAGAAATGCTCCGAGATGTTGAGCAGGCGGTCCGCGCGGGCAGAGGCCCCCTCAATCTTCGTCCCCCGTAGCCGGTTGGCCAGCCACCGGACCTTGCCCCCAGTAAACTCGAACCCCTGAAAGGCCATGGCGATGTCCTTGGCCTCGTGCGCCTCGTCCATGATGAGGATGTCGTAGGGCGGCAGCACGCCTACGTGACCTTCAGTCGCCTCCCGCACCGCCAGGTCCGTAAAAAGCATATGGTAGTTGGTCACTACGATATGGGGGAACTCCTCGGCTCCCCTTGCTTTGTACACGAAGCATTGCTCGATGAATTTGCACTTGCCCCGCAGGCAATCCTCCGAATTAGTGGAGAGCTTGCCCCAGACGGCCGGCGGGTACTCCACCTCCAGCTCGCTCTTGTCTCCGGTCTCCGTGTCCTCAGCCCACCCCCGAACGTCGTCATACCACTCCTCCTCGCCCGTAGCCTCGCTCAGCCTGTCAAGACAGAGATAATTACTCATCCCCTTGATAAGTTTGAAGTTTAGGTCTTTTCCGGTGGCTTCTTCCACGATCTCAGCAATTAAAGGCAGGTCCTTGCCGCTGAGTTGCTCTTGCAGGGTGATGTTGGCTGTGGCGATGACGACGGTCTCCACGTTGACGACGGCGTGTAGGGCCGCTGGCAGCCCGTACCCACAGCTTTTTCCCACACCGGTTGCAGCCTCCGCCAGGAGGTGATGGCGACCTGCTATGGACGTCTCTACCGCCTCAGCCAACTCACGCTGACCCGGCCGAGGCCTGTAGCCCACTAAGTGTTTTGAGAGAAGCCCTCCTTCCTGAATGATATTACTCACCCGCGGTACGTCATTTTCCTCCAAACGGCTGAACTCTAACGATTTTCCCATAACGGTCTCCCGGACAGAGAGGGGGCCGTAGCCCCCTCTCTCCCCAACAGTTTCTAGGTTCCTTCCTCTTTGATAGCTATTTCTGTCACGCGCCTAGCAGGCGCATTGTCTTTCCACGCAGCTATGACTTGTTCGAGGTCGTCCACGACGTCCTTCAGCAGCAGGGTGCCCACCTCAAAGCGGGCGTCTTCCACCGGGGTCAGGGCCCTGTCCATCTTTCTGACATCGTCTACGTTGTGCTGTATGCGCTCATGCATTCCCCGAACGATGTCCTCGAGGTCCATGACGCAGTGTTTCAATTCCATCTCATTCTCCTACGCGGCCATGCCAATCAGGGAACCAGCCAGGGACTCGAGCTCGAGCCCACGGGCGGGCTCAACGTCCTGCGCGAACAGGCTGACAGCGTTGGAGAGCCGCCAGACGGAGTTGCCCGGAGGGAGGAGCTCGACCTCGGCCGAGCGGTAGAGCTCTGAAATCTTCTCCTCTTCCGGCTTTGTGATCTTGCTGCTCTTGCGCAACACCTGGAGCTTCTCGGTGGCGTCTATTACCCTCTCTTGTGCCTCCTTTATCCTCTGCAGCTTGACCGCGACCATGTCCTCATTCAGCATCGCAGAAGTAATATCCTTGACCGCACTTATCATCGTCTGGGAGTCAAGCTGATAGGTCCTCTCGCTCAAATCCACGTTGTCGTCAATGCGAGCACCCAGGTGAATCTTCCTGAACTTGTCGTCCCCGAGCATGCCGTTGTTGCAGACGAGCCGGGTGATGTAGGACATCAAGCTGAGCGCCCCATCCCCGAAGTCGCTGTGCCGCAAGCAGACACCAAACAGGAATAGGTCCTTCCCCACGTCGAAAATCTTATCCATCACAACCTTGAGGAAGAACTTGGTATCCAGGGCGCTAGCCTGGACTGGTACTGCTCTCACCGCGCCCGCAACACCCGTGAAAGCCTCGATGATGCCGCATGAGTCCCAACGCTTGTACCTGTCACTCAGGAACCCACGGACTTCGCCGTTCACCTCTCTCACAAGAAATGTGGGGATTTCTCCTCTCTTGCCCGGCACCATACGGTGGAATCGGTTGTAGAGGTTATGAGCAAGGAGGTCCGCCTGACCGTCAGCCAGAAGTGTGTCCGCATACTTCTTAGGGACTCCAGCCTTCTGGCAAATCTGGCTCAGGGCGTTCCTATGCAGGCTCAGCCCGCCACCACCTCCTACCTCCAACTTCACCGAGTCCCATTTTATCCCAGTACACCGGAAGTCCAGCTTGTTGTGAGGAACCTTGTAGTCTTTCGGTATGTTGTCTCGTAGGTGCTGAAGAAGCTTGACGCCCTGACTCTTACCCTGGTTGACCAGGTCTTGTAGACGTTCTTGTGCCTTTTTCCGGTTAATCATTCTTCCATCCTTTTGGGTTGTACTACTGGTCTGTATCCATCTTGGACGCCACTCGTTGGGCGTCCACCGAGGACCTCTGAAGATGCGTGCTCGGGCTGAGCCCGGGGGGCAGGAGGAGGATCTTGGAGGTGGGGGCGGGCCGGTAGCGCAGCCGGAGCCTACCCTTGCCCGGCAGGCCCACATCGTAAATGGCTACTCTAGTGGCGACGTTGAGCATTCTCAGGCACCTAAGATACCACCTGAGTGACGCACCGGGGCTGTAGCGCAGCTTGTAGTGCCCAGACTGGAGCCCAGAGACTCCCCGCACCTCGAAGACTACTACTTCCCCGCAGGCTACCTGAGCCTCGTTGCGGACCCCCAAGAACGGGGCGTCGCCCTTGGCGGGCTCTTCCTTCTTGGGAGGGCGCTTCTTGCGGGCCCACGAGGCGTCAAGTGGGTTCATAGCCACTTTAGCGTCTTGATCATGTTCGACCAGTTCGCCCGAGTGCGCCACTCGAAGTCTCGGTTGAACTGCGTGTCAAAAAGGACCGCATGGCCGAGAGGGCGGGCCTTGTACCATTTTCGAATGTTGTCTGGCTTGTCATCGATCAGGGCGTCCCCATCTATCTTCTCCTTCTCCTTCTCGATGATGACCGGCTCGCCACCCCCAAAGTTCCTGTTTACCCACCTTCTCCTCACCGCTCCCCACTCTGGACAAGAGGTATACGGAGCGGTCAGCCACGTGATGCGGTGTCCTAGGTGCTTGATCTCTCTAATGCCCCGCTTCGCCCCCTCCATGAGGGGGATGGTCTCCCAGAAGTGTGGGTCCTTGAGCAGCGCCCGCCCCCTCTTCTCATCTTCCTCGCTCAGCTCAGACAGGAACGCCCACTTCCTGAACTTCTTCCTTTCCTCCTGACTGATGCCCAGTAAGTCAAACAAATGGTTGGCAGTGTCGGCCACCACCCCATCCACGTCCATCAGTATCTTCATGGCAACCCCGGCTCATCAGTGCTGGTGTACTCTCGGTGCTCCTTCAGCACCCTCTCTACATCCGACACCATTTCTCGGTGGTACTGGGCAAAGCCGGGGGGTACCTCCGCCATGGTTTGATGCAGGAAGTCCTCGAACAGGTCCAAGACCTTCGGGTTCATCCTCAACACACCTTGCCCGTAGAGGGTGTCGTACTCCACGCTTAGATTGAAACGCCCTACCTGATGAGAAAGAGGCCTTCGAGGAAGGTCATCGGCGCAAGCCTTGTGAATGGCTTGCACGGCCTCTTTGCCCACTTCCACCGTCACTTTCTCACCCCACCGCTCGAGTACCACCTGGCTACCCATAAACCCGATGAGTTTCGTGTTACCCGCCATGACTTCTCCTGAGTTCCATAACGTAGTCGGGGAATATGTCCTCCAACGTCTTTTTACCCTTCAGTACTCGTATCACGTCTAACTGACCTTTAAGCACCTTGTGACGTGGTGCCAGGTCCAGTTGTTGGTGGATCAGCTTCTCTAGCTCGCGGAAGCGGTCAACCACGTCTTCGGGCAAATGGTAGTTGTGTTCTACCTTCGACCTATCCTTTCCCTTGGACTTCTCCTTGAGTTCCTCTTCCTGCACCAGCTGCAGGGATTCCTTCGTCTTCTTACCTGCTATCTTCCCCAGAACCTTGACCTGTTTCCTCTTCGGGAGGCCGGATACCCTCGAAGATACCCTTGAGGAGACCTCATCGTTCTCCAGGGCCTCCTTGATCTTCAGAGAGCCCTTCTCCTTGGTTCTGAGGTACTCCAGCACGGTCTTGCTGCTCACCAGCAAGGCCTCTCCAATTTTGTCTGGTTCCCACCCGAGCTCGCTCAGCCGCAGGAACATCTTGAACTTCTGACCTGTCGTCCAAGGTTTCTGTGCCTCGTTCGCCCGGTAAGAGAAGAGCATCGCCTCTTCATCCGACATCGAGTCGTGAAGGATGACAGGAATACTCTTGAGCCCCGCCTCCTTGGCGGCTCGGTAGCGGCGCTCACCGTCAACGAGCAGGTAGTGCGTGCCTTCGGGGACGTTGCGGATATGGATCGGATGAAGGACTCCATCCTTCTTGATCCTCGTCACCAACTCCGGGTCAGGCTTTACCTTTCTTCGGAGGTTGAAGCCCTCTTGCACCCTGATATGGTCGAGCTCCGTCCAAGCTACTTCCGATTCCTTCTTCGGCATGGTCTCCCTCTTCCCAAATGACGTCCGGCTCGCCAGGTCCTCCTCCTGCCTGAACGTACAACGCCCGGTTCGGGCCCCTCTCAGTAGGAGAGGCAAGTTCCACGGCAGGTAGCTCGTCGGCCCGGAATTCAATCTCAATGCCCGGCGACTGAGGCATTTCTCCCGTCAAGAGCCGATAGATGCTCACCATCATCCTACCGGCAAGCCGCGCGTCTATCGTAATGTGGACGCCCGCCACCCCCACTTCCGCCTCTTTGATGCCCCTGAACACGCTGGTGATGATGTCAGTCGCCTGTTTCTTCCTTGCTGCTGTGCCCATCTGTGAACTCTATCTCCCAAAGAGTGTCGTCCCGCCACGCTGCGAACTGGGGCTTGGCCTCCCCTATCACCGGCCTCACCCACCTGAAAGGTCTTTCATCTTCAGATTCGTCATCTATCATTGCCTGTGGCCCAAGGTAAACGTGTAAGGGGTTGGCAACTCTAACCTTTCCGTCCTCTCCCAGGAATAAAGTAATAGTACCCACCGCTTGCAGTTGTACAGACACCAGAGCCCCCAACCACAGCCGGGTCCGGGGGTTGGACAGGTGGTCCTTGCGGACGTCTATTCTCTTTTCTTCTTTCTTTTCGGCCATGTGATCTCCTATGAGAACCGTGAGAACGTCAGTTATACAGGTAAGACGTACACAAGTCTTATCCCGCGCAACTATCAAATGTTTTCACAGGAGAAAGAGAAGTCCCCAGACCGAGAGGATGGAGTCACTCGGTCTGGGGGAGGGTCAGCTTATCCTGGTTGGGAGACCATGACAAAAGGAGACCCCGATCTTAAGGACTGGGCGCCCCCAGCCTGGGAGCATAGGCCCGAGGGCCCTCCATCTTCTTGAGCTTTGCTCTCGGGGCAGCCAAGCGCTGAAGGCGGCCTTCCGTGCCGTGGGGGTTCTGGCCAAGCAAGTGCGCCCCGTTCTCCCCAGCCAAGTTGGGGATACCGGGTACACTAGCGGCCAACTTCGCCGCCAGGCGTGACAGCTTCAAGAGCATCAGTTACCCCTAGAAACCGGCGAGTGCTTCATCCGAGGCGTTGAGCCCGACCAGTGCAAGCGCGCTCACCGCAACAGGCACTGTCCGCTCGAACTGCACCCCGGCGTTCTCCTGGATGATGGTTCCCTGGGCGTCTGTGCCCAAAGAGTGGTTCGGGATGACACAGCCCTCAAGGTAGATGGAGCCCATCGTGTCTTCGTTGCTGTCCCGGAAGTACACCATCATCCCGATTGGCTGACCGAACAGGTCTGAAGCGAGGTTCAGATACATGTTCTCGAAGCCGGCAGGGATCTTGACGTTGTGGGCGTTCGCCACCGTCAAAGCCCCCAGGTTGTTCGCGCCGATGGCTGAGGGGATCAACGTCGGCGGGAACAAGTCCTGGTAGTAGGCGTACAGCACGCGCAGCAGCGATGGGCCATGATACATGATGCGGCTCAAACTGAGCTGCCCCATGGTCCTGCCACTGATGAAGAAGCTTCGCTCAGAACCAACCTCCCACACCCGGTTGAACTGCCGGTTGTGGCCGAGATTGAAGTTCTGGACGATGCCGATGGGAAACACCAGCTCGTTGGCAGAACCTTCGGCGCCAATCGCCGTCGCCCCACCCACGTTGGCAAGCCTCGGCGGGCCCGCTGCCAGCAGGGTGAACGACGCATTCAGGAACTGGCCATCAACCAGGCCAGCTTGCACATACCTGGTGTATGGTGACCACTCCGACAACCTAGCCATGAGCACGACTCCTTTTTCTCAGGTTTCCACTTCCTTGCAAGAGCCTCGCTCCATCAGGTGACGACAGCGATCTGCATGGACGCAAGCTCAATTCCATCCGTGGTGACAACGACCCTGGCTTCATCCAGGTTCGCCGCACCGGTGAGGTCATCGACCAGCATCGGTACGGCGGTATCCGTCACCGGGCCGTTCACCTTCTGCTCGATGCCGTTCACCTTCACCGAGAACCCGTCCCCCGTGCCGCCAGCCAAGTTGGCCTGCGCCTCGACTCCGGGGAGTCCAGCACCGGCCACCCCGTCATGCGCCGTGTCGATGAGATTGAGGATGTCGGCGTCGGCGTCAAGAGCGGCCAGGATGGTCGCCGCGTCCGGCGTAGCGCCACCAAGGTCGATCTCGATGTCCGTACCCACCACGGAGACAGCCAAGCCACCCCCAGCCGAGTCCACGATGGCCACGGTGATGTCGTTGCCATCGCTGCCAGGGCGCTGGGCCGTGAACGTGAGCTCCGCCGTGGTCCCCGCATTGATGACAAGGGATGCCTTTGCCTTCCCTACCAGCAGCCCGACCCCCACCAACGGTTTGGCGGTGGGTAGGCCCGTAATCGACAGCGCCGTTGAACCACCAGTGATGCGAGTGAGAACCGGACGGTCCTCAAGCACACCAAACGCCTCATCCACGTCCAAGCGTAGGTCCCGGATCTCCCCCTTACTCAGATGGGGAATCGCCGCCCCCTGATCTCTCATTGCTCGTGACATCTAAAACTCCCTCAAACTCAGAGTATCATCTCACACCCTGAGAAAGTTGTCAGCATTCTCCCCGGATTCAGCACACTTAGTGTCACACCACCAAGGTAAGGCGAATGTAATTGCAAGGGTACGGAATGTCCAAAGTGACGTCCACCAACACGGTATCCGGGGCGTCGGCGTCCTGGATGATGTTGTTGATTGCGCCTCCGATGAGCACACCGGTGTCCTCCAGGAACCCAATCTGGCCCTGGATGACCGTTGAGAGGTTGTCCAGGAACGGTTGGGTGATGTTGGACCGGCCGATGTAGTTCCGCAGCCCGGTTCTCATGAACTTGGCGGTGAAGTCGACCACCTTGGTGATGGAGAGCTCGCGGGCCTCGATGGACGTGAGGTCCGTCGAGAGCTGATGCCGGCTTGTGACCGGCGCCCCTTGAGCGTCCTGCACCAGGATGTAGACCCCGCCGGCTGCCATGACGTTGAGGTGCCGGTTCGTGTACTTGTCGTTCGACCCGACAACCCGTGTCAGACCCGTAATGGGGAAGTTCGTGAAGCCCTGCTGTGGCGGCTGCTGCCCCACCATGCCCACAACGCAGGCGGTGGCGTAGTAGCCTTCGACCAGTTGCTCTAGGCCAGTGACGTTGATGCCGCACTGGTCCGGGTGGACGTAGAAACCACGACGGAAGCCGTATGCCTGAGCAGACGCCTGGATGGTCTCTGCAATCCTCTCCCGGTCCGGCTTGTCCGTGCCCGCAAGCAACAGCGGCTCACCCCGGATGTTCACCGACCAGTCGTCGCTGATGATGCTGCCCGTCAAAGTAGTTGACGAATAGAAGGCATCGGCGTTCTCACCGGTAGCAAAGGTAGTCCGGAGCGTGACCGTTGTACCGGCCGTCACCTTCTGGACGAGGTAGTATTGGTCGTCCCCTCCGAGGTCCAGGTAGACCTCGTTCTCGATGGCGCCGGTGGTCGGGTTGATGTCCAAGTTCGGGTCGATGCCGTTGGCAATGAGGGTCGGAGCAAGGTTGACCTCGACCGTGACCTCGTTGTCGTTGGCCGTCGAATTGGCATCCGTGCCCGAGCCCACCAGAGTCGGCAAGGCTCTGTCCGGGATCTGCGGGTTGAAGAAGTAGATGCGCTCGCCCTTCTGCTCTGGCTCGCTCATCGCATTGACGTGCGTCATGAATGCCTGATGCACGACAGGACTGTGAGTACCCGTTGCGATGGCGTAGACTTCCTCATTTTCCAGGAAGTCCGCACACTTAGAGTAACCAAGCGGGGTACCCTCGGGGGCGTCTGCCGAGATTTCCGGTACGCCGATGGCCGCCACGGAGACGGTCGGGGCGTTCAGGAGCGACAGATAGGTCATCAGGGCGCCAGGGTTGTCCGTGCTGATGGGGTCTGCGGCTTCCTCGAGGGTCGTCGTATCGCTGACCACCAGCAAGCTCGGGTTGTCCGCGTCTGGACTGAGGTCGAGGCGCAGGCCCTTGTACGACACAACGATGGGTGCGAAGCCTTGGTCGAATGGCACGCTGGTCAGGCCGTCCCGCAGGATTTGGCTCTGGATGACCACGTTGCCACTGATGTCCACCGCCAGGTCCGGTTCCGGCCGCCCGGCACCGACTGTGTTGCTGTCGTCGGTGAGCCCTAGAGAGCTGTTGGCCGTCCCGTCGACGATTGCCACCTTAGACGCTTCACCCTTCTTCTGGCTGTCCAGCTTGAGGTAGGGCGGAGAGTCCGCACTCGCACTGGCAACCCCGGGGGTAAGGTCGTTGACCTTGTCCAGGATTTGCTGGAGCGAGGTGCCCCCGTCGTCTTCGTCGGCGATGAGAGTCACCATGTAGACATGAGGGTTGTTGTCAAGCGACCACTTGAAGGTGGTGCCGTCCAAGTCGTCGTCGGAGCCGTTGGCTGTCTGCGGGGCCGCGCCAAACACACCTGGGGAGCCCCCGGCAACCGTATCTGCTGTGGTGTCAATCTGGGCGTCCGCTCCCACGCTCTCCCCGTGTGTCTTGATGGAGAGGTAGGTGCCGGTCGAGCTCGCAACGCCGGCCGAGTCCGACTTGTACGCAGTGGTGTACTGGGCATTCGCGTTCCAGAACGTCACTGCATCGTCGACGGTGGCCGGGACCGAGCTAGCGTCATTCCAGGTGACACTGTCTGTCTCGTCCCCCCAGACCCCAGTGATGGGGTTCTTGACGTGCACGGTTGTCGCCGTGACATCCGTGATGACCAAGCCTGCCGTCAAGAGATTGGCCCAGGTATCCCGGCTGGTCATGGCCGCGGGGGTCCCCGGCAAGAACCGGATGTTCTCACCAACGTCGGCGTACGGGCCCGAGTCAAACCCTATGGTCATGCCGCTGGTCTGACTCACGAAGGTGATACTGGCATCGCTGCCCGTATTGTCCGCCTTCGTCCGCAACCCGAGGAAGGTGCCGTCCGCCTGCTCGACGCCATTCTCGTTGCAGGCATAAGCCTCGAAGGTCGTGGCAGCAGCGTTGATGCCGCTCGTCACATTCGCCAGGGTTGACCAGGCCGTGCCGGTGACCGTCACGGACTCTTGACCCAAGCTCACACCCGCCGCGTACACCTCGACCGTGAAGGCCTCACCCAGAGGGATGGGGCCGTAGGTCGGGGCCGTCGTGCCCACAATGTAGGCTGCAGTGGCCGCAGCCGTCTGCCTGGTGCCGGTGACTGTGGCAGCTGCACTGGAGGCGGGCGCGGGGTAAACGAGCCCGTTGGCCTGGACAGCCACTCTCCGAGGCGCGAAGGGGTTGTCGTGCAGTGGCAAGTTTTGCTCCACTGCCATGGTGAGCTGCAGACTCTCGACCTCGACGACCTCACCAATGTCTACCCCGTCAGCAACCACTGCATCGCCCGGCTGGATCGAGGCATCCGTGAACTTGAAGCTCGAGGGGGCAATGAGTGGCGAAGCCGTGATGGCCCCGCTGGGCGGGATATCCACCTCCGAGGTGCCCTCGTAAATGCGCAGCCGGGGGCTGGTCCGATCTCCGTCGTTGTCATCATAGGCGTAGAAGCCCGAACCGATGGCAATCTGGTCGGCCGTGGAGCTGAAGCCCAGACCTTCCTCGGAGCCCGGAAGGGTAGCCGGGTTGGCCGTTCCTTCTGCCCGCACGCAGACTGAGGCGCCTGCGCCATACGCTGTAGAGGAGAGGAGAAGCTGATCAGTTCCCACACCCCCCTTCGAGGCGATACCGGGAATGACCGCATTGATCTGATCGATGACTTGGTCCAGCGTGAGCTTGGCGCCCGGAGTCGCGCCGGCGAACGTGATGGTGACCTTTTCCGCGGCTGGCACGTCGGCAGCCGTCGGCGGCAAAGCGTTGTGGCTGTCGAACTGGACGACCAACGTCCGCCCGTCGATGTCATAGCCACTCACCGGCTCAGTCACAGTTCCCAGGATCCAAGGTTGCTTGGATACCGTGGGGTCCACGAAGGATGTCAGGAATGCTGAATCCCTCTCGAGCTCCAGAAGCGAACCGCCGAACTCGAAGAAGACCCGAACGGAATCTTCGAGCACGTCCACCTCATCGATGTTTCCGCGTGGGGACGGAAACGACGACTGGGCAACGGTCAGCTCCAGTTGCTCGTACTGGTCCTCCAACTTCGCGTCCTCGTTCAACGTACCGTCGGACTCCAAGGCATCAATGACCTCAAAGAACGGGGCTACGTTGCACGGGACCAACGTCGGTGTGACGATGGTTGGAGTGGTCGAGGTGAACTCCTGGATTACCTCTACTCCGGGACGAGGAAGCTCTGCTGCACCCGCCATGGTTTACTCCTCTCCAAGGTAATTGCTTTCACGCACTTCTTGGACAAACGATTCGGAAGGCGGATCTAGAGGACGTGTATTGACAGGCACGCCGTTCACCATCGGAGGGCGTAAAGCGTTCGTTCTGCCCGCACTGTACATCGGCGCCGCCCCATTGATGTGAAAGGACATCTTCATGTTCCGCCAAACCTCGGATGCCTTTCTTATACGCCACTGGGGTTGCCAATAGAACGGAACTGTTACTGTGACGGCCACAAGTTCGTCCGAAGCCTTGGGTCCCGTGAATGCCGTGGGAGGAGTCTCGGCGCTGATATCGTGGTTACCACCTACCTGAAAGATACCACCTACCCGCATGATAAAGCGACGCAGGACAACGGTGTAGAAAGACGCATTCCACGCGATTCTGCGAGCTACTAGGCCCTCCTTTGCCTGGCAATGATAAGTCATCGTCACAGGCATGAGGTCTGTATGAGTTCGCTGTGCGTCCGAGTACCGGAGGAACTGCATTTGGTCCATGCCCACGCCAGACCATCGACTCGCCCCCAGTACACACGTTATATGTGGTAACTTCTCAATGGCGTCACACCGAGGTTTCTCGGCAGTGATAATAATCTCCGTGTTCTCTTCCTGAGGCCTCCAAGTCATCCCGCACCCTTCGGGGAAGTCGCGGAACAGGTTTTGTAGGAAGTAGACGAAGACGCGCGTGAGGTGGACAACGGGGTCGTTATCTAGCCCAGGGTCGTCTATGGGAGAGAAGGGCCGTGATGTGGCGCTCTTGACCATTCATTTCTGACCTTTCCACAACTTCTTTTTCCCCAACCACTCGTCCTCTTCCTTCTCCGCTTGTTGCAAAGTTCTCGACGCCGTTAGGGTAGTAAGGCCCGTGGCGGCTCCAGACAACAAGGCCGCCCCTGCTGCTAGGACGGACCGCTGCTTCGGGCTCAGCTTGGGCAAGATCTTGGGAAGCAGTTTGTCGCTCAGCAAGACCGCCCCACCCATGCCCAAGCCGGCCCCGGCACTGAAAGCTAGGGCGTTCTTGCCAATCCTCTTGTAGAAGGGATTGACAACATCTGGACGTTCCATGTCCTCGGGGCGTTCCGCCGATAGCTTTATCAGAAGGAGCTGGTCGGTGAATGTCTTGAAGTTGGGGTCCATCCTACTCTCCAAACAGGTCAGGTAGTGGCTCACTCACGTCCGTCTGGAGGCTGTGGAGTCTCTTCATCGATTTGGGGGGCGTGAAGTCAGCCAGTGTGTCGTAGTTGATCGGAACCTTGTAGCGGACATCCCCCTTGGGGACCTCCCATAGCACCAGCTCCTGCCTTACCACTGCTCGGTGCTTCTGCGTGTAGCTCACCCGCTGAACCTCCCACCTCTTGTTCTCCGCCTCGACGAGCATCGCCTTGGGGAAGATGGGAGGAAACGCGGTGGTCCTAGCCGACGTCTCAACGAACTGATGCTCCTTCAAGTCCGTGCGCTGGGGTTGAATTGGCGCAGGGTCAATTTGGATGAAGACCCTCATGGGGGTAGCATAGCCCCCCACGAAGGAACTGTCGAAGCAAGTGGCACAGTTCTGCTGCTTGACCCTACCTATGGTGTTTCCCCGACTACCGGCGTCCCAGCAGTGCCCGCATCGTTGCCCGAATGTGAGCCGAGGGAAAACAAGAGCCGACCTCCCCGCCCATTCTTGGAACAGGTGGCGCTCTCTGCGCTGTATCTCCAGCCCGATCAAGTCCGGAGGAGCTCTCAGCCACTCGGGCCCGAACTCCTGCGCATCCCCACTGGCCCGGTGGACAACCCGGACCTTGTAGTAGTAGTCGCGCCACCGGTGTAGCTGGTGAACGTTTGAATCCCGGAAGTGGTAGACGTTGTAGAAGGGGCCGGCGAGAGTTTCGTAGGGCCCGCCGGCCCCATCGCCACTACGAAGGACGAAGAAGTCGTACTGCTCTATCACCTCGTCCGTCTCTGGGATCTCCCAGTAGAGGTCGAGGTGGTCGAGGTCAAAGCTCCTCACCTTCAGCGAAGTGACCGTAATCACGCAAGTCCCCGCTGTACGTGCGAGATTGCTAGGTCATAGCCCCTCTGTGCAGCTTCCCTAGCTCTGTTGCGAACCTCTGCCTCAGTGACCAGACGTTTGCCGCCCCCAATCAGGGCGCCAAAGCCGGTCCCCATCAAAGCACCAGCCCCCCCTCCCACTGCAGCCCCACGCATCCGTTCGCCTTCGTCGGCGGACAGAGCACCAATTCCAGCGCCACCAGCACCGCCAACACCGGCACCAATGGTTGCAGGGTGTTTCAGGACGCCTAGCAGGGCCTTACCGACCCCACCCTCTTTCGCTAGCGTCCTTGGGGAAAAGGGCGGCCTCCTACATGCTGTGCAGCCTGTTGCGCCGCTGCGCGCCCCGCACCAGCCATGTACCCCAACCTTGCTCCGCGCTGCATACTATGTCGGGCCCTCATCTGAGAGAGAAGACGGTCAGCCGCTGCCTCCTCGGCGCCCTCGGCTCGGCCAACACGCGCGCCCAGCAACCCACCAGCAGCGCCCAATCCGACCCCGCCGGCTATCAACCCGGGCAGCCCGCTCTTCGCCCCGAGGGCCTTGCTGACGTAGTGCCCCAGGGTGGCCCCAGCCCCTGCTCCGACCCCAGCCCCGAGAGCCCCACCGGCGCGCCCCCACCTCTTGGCTCGGCCAGGGATGTCTTCCCGTGCTACGGCAGCCTGGTAGGCTTCCTGAAGTTCCTCGGGAGTCATCTGGGGAGTACCGATTGCCGCCATCTTGGCAAGGATTCGACCCGCAGCATCGCCAACCTCGAGGGCGGCCGTCTTGCTGGGCACCTCCGGTTTCTTCATGGCTTGGCCAAGAGACTTTCCGCCTTTCCACTGCCCAGCCAAGGAGCCCGGAATGCCACCTAAAATAGCCCCCAGTCTAGGTCTTCGGACCAAAGCCCCCAACGCGGCGCCAGCGCCCATACCTGCCAACCCACCGGCAGCGCCCCCTACTACGCCCCCCGCGGTGCCAGCAACACCACCAGCGAACCTACGGCCTTCCCCAGCCTCCATGGCACCACTGATGGTGCCCAAGTTCAGGGCAGACTCCTTCTTCTTGGCCGTCTTGCTCATGCCAAGCAGCGCCTTAAGCTCGTCGACGGATGCCGTCTTGAGATAGACCTGCTCCACTTTCTGCTGCTCAGCCTCCTTGGTGAGGCCCTCGAGATAGCTGTCCAACGACATCGTCTTCTCCTAGTAAGTCGGGGCCCCACTGGGGCCGCTCGTAAGGTATGCTGCAGTGGGCACACCCACAATACCACCACCAAGGGCTACATCTCTCCAGTCGTGCTTGGGAGCCTTCGCAGCAGCCGCACTCTGGGTTGGAGACCCGGCCGGCGTGTTGACAGGAGCGTTCGATGGGGCCTTCGTGACAGTCCCTGCCGAGGTGCCCGCTGGCATGCTTGCCGGGGCCCCAGCGGGTGCCGCCGCCTGGCCTGCAGGAGCAGGAGGTGGGGGACGCTGTTGCACCGGGGCCCGAGGTGGAGGCCCTTGGTGAGGCTTCATCCGGGCAGCCCGCTGTTGTACCACCTTTCCACCCCGAGCAGCGCTACCACCACCCTGCGCCGTGCGGAAAGCGTGCCTTTGTACCCCCTTGCGGTAGCCGCTTGACATGCCTTGGAGCATCGTAGGCTTCACACCGCCCGTCGAAGTGAGAGTCTTGAATGACGGGCGAGCCACTCCACCCCCTGCCTTCAAGGCCTTAGCCCCGCCTCGGATAGCGCCCCCGATACCTTTCAGCAGGGCCAGACCCGCGCGCTTCTCAAGGTCCTTGGCCCAAGTCACATAGAACTTAGCCATCTCCTGGGCTCTAGGGTCCGAAGCGTGCTTGGCCACGTAGGAAAAGTCGCTGATGTTCTCGGCCACCTCGTCTGCCAGCGCCCAAGGGTCCATGCCAAAGGCAGAGGACAGCTTGCAGAACTGCGGAGTAAGGGCTTCAGCATCCCTCTCTGGCTTGGTTACCCGGTAGAGGTAGTCGGCGGCAGCATGCTTCTGCAGCCCCGGCCCGTACTCCAACCACAGAGCATCAAGCGCCGCGGAGGTCTTTTTCTTGCCCTCTTGCTCCATCTTGTGGAGGCGCGTGTAGTAGTCGGGCATCTCGGCCAGGTGGTCCATGGCTATCTGCTTGGCCAAACCACGGTCGCTGGTGTGCTCGAGCTCAACCTTGACGCCCTTTTTGAGCTCGCTGGCCCGGACCTGAGATTTTGTAAGACCTTTTTTGTCGGCCTCCCCAACGAGGTTCACCCCGGATGATTTCGCCATTGACGACGCAAGCTGGTAGACCTTCTCCTCCGCCCGATGGACGTTGAACCCATGCGCCTCTGCCCATTCGTGGAACTGGTCGTCCGTAGGGCTTGGGTTCTCCTTCAGGAAATGGGCCACTCTTCCAATGGAGGGAGCCTTTCCCCCCGACTCCTCAGAGCCGTTGCCCCTCTTCTCGTACATGCTACACCTCGTAGGCTAGGTACCATCGGCCATCGACGTGCTTGATACGGCACACGTCAGCCTGTTGAACCGCAGGGCCCCAGGTGAGGTTGAACGTGGCACCCGCACCTGAACCCCCCGTCACTGAGACTGGGCTAGACGGGGCCGAAGAATAAGCGCCCTCAACATCGATGGAAACGCCCGTGATGACGTTGCCCACCTCAGCGGTGACTTCGAGACGAACTGGGGCCTCGAAGGCCCCACCAACCACGTGGAGGATGTCACCCACCTGGTAGCCGATGCCCCCTGACGCAACTGCCGCGGTCAGGGCCTCCTGTGCCACGTTGGTGAACGCTGCCAGGTCGTCGGGGGAGTCGAACTGTAGAACCCGCAGTGGCATGCCACCCCCTAGTAGTGGAACAGGTGCCAGCGACCATCCTTGACGACGATAGCTGCAATGTCCGAGTTCGGGATTGCGCTGGTCGTCACATAGTCGGCCAACTCGTCCGGGCTTCCAAAGCTGATCGCAGTCACCGTTTATCCCCTGGCCAAAGTGATAGTTGTCAAAGAAACTGTTTCACAAAAGACCGTAGAAACTGTTCACAAAATACAATTCCGAGTGAACTCCGTGTGTTTGCGTGCTCAGGGCGTTCTCCAAGTTAAGAGCTATCAGAGCCCTCTGTTTCTTGTTCTCGTACTCACCCTTCATCATCTGCAGCCAGGCCTGAATCATCTGAGGGTTCTCCGTCTGCACGTTCACCCCGCCGTCAGAGTAGGAGAGGTGGTTGCGCATGTGAAGGATACCCAGCGACTCCAGGGCTGTGATGACGACACCACGCGTGAAGATGCTGACGAAGTTCCGTTCTACGACCAAGCTAAGGTCCTGACCAAGAAATGGAGGGGTGCTCGACCAGTCACTGAGCGTGTCGAGCACCGCCCATTTCAGGAGCCGCGTACTATGGTCGTAGCCAGCGGTCAGCCGATTGAGCTCCGGATGGTCCCTCATGAACTCACGGGCGTAGGCCGCCAGCATCACGAGGTTGGGGTCGTTCAAGCTGACCGCCACGGGCTACTCCTTCCAGGACTTGTCTTTCTTCTTGTCCTCAGTCTTCCCAACCTTCGGCGGCGGCGGGGCCTCGGGGGCTGGCTTCGCCGGTTTGGCCGCCTTGACTTTAGGGGCGACCTTATCGGGCCCGTGGGCTCGCTTGTGGCCGGCGGGCATCTTGAGGTGGACCTTAGACTGTTTGGAGGCCAGGTAGTTCGCCGGTAGCCGGGGCCCTACGAAGAGTAGACCAGCCTCGACATCCTTCTTGACCTTGTGGGCCCGCGCCAGCCGTTTGTCATCCACGTAGATGAAGCGGCCAGGCAGGACGGTTTTCCCGAGGACCATGAGGGTTCGTGCCGGAACCTCGGTACTCGGGTCATCACTGACATTCCAGACCTTCTGTGCCATGGCTCTCACTCCTCTCCAGTGGACGCGGTGAAGATGGCGTCAATGACTGCAGGTTTGTTGGGCAGCCTGTCAGGTTCCTTGATACCAAACTCCATTGCGATCTTGTTGAGCTCGCCTCGAGTCTTCTTCTCGAGCTCCTCCTCCGTGTACCCTTCGGCCGCCGGGGGTGGAGGAGGCTTGGACGCTGGGGGAGGCGCAGGTTGGACAGCCGCACCCGGGCAGAGAAGTGCAGGGAGCATCTCGTAGGGGATGACTGTGATGGTTCGGGGGTCGCAGACCTCCAACGTCCCAACCCGAACGTACTCCAGCACCCGTTCAGCGCCCGCAATGAGCTCGGCCAGCCCAACCACGTCCAGCTGGCGGCGACTCCTCTTGCGGATGCGCTTGCCATGCGCAAGCACCACGCCCTGCCGGCGATGACCGGCGCGGGCTGCTCGTTTGGTTCGAGTAAGAGGGCTGCGGCACATGTGACGCACTAGGACGTAGCCGTCCTCTCGTGCCCAATTGACCGCGTCGACCACGCTAATGGCCTCCGTCTTCTCGGGACTCGCAGCAGATGTCATCTGGGGTCTCCTTCAAAAGTCACAGGTTACTCCTAACCGTTCTCATGTTCGCCCGGCGGCGCTCAACTTCATGCGGGCAAATGCCAAAATGGCCCTTGGCGAAATTGCAGTTGAAGCACAGGACCTGGAACCCCTCCGGGAAGTTATGGTTCTTGAGCCAGCGGTACATGTCCATGGTGTAGCCGTGCCTCTCTTTCAACTTCCTACGGTGGTCGGCCCCATCGTCATTGATGTGGTCGATGGACAAGAAGTCCAAGGTCTCCTCGCCGCAGCAGACGCACTTTGGGCCACCGTAAGCGTCGAACACCAGAGCCTTGAGTCGACGCTTACGCTCCCTGTTCCCAGCCCTGCGCTCGTCCCCATTCTCGTGGTACCTCTTACGGGCTCGAGCCCTGCAAAGGTCACAGAGGCTCTCGTCATCCTCCTCAAGAGGCACTCGGCAGTGGTAACACCTGCGGTCTTCCTTGAGACGCTGATGGTACTCAGCAACCTTCTTGGCCTTGCAGCGTGCACACCTTGTGACCCCCCGATTGTCACTAGCATGGAACTCCTCCAGGGGGAGGTAGTCCTCACACGTCGTGCAGTACCGGGTGCCCGGAGGAGCGCCCTGCAGGATCTTGTCCCGCTCAGACAGGCCGTGTTTCTGGCGGTAGTAGAACTTGCCGTACTCTTGGCAGCTAGCGCACAGGACGTGCTTTCCGTCGCCCGTAGGTTTCCTACACCGAGGACAGGAACCGAGCGCTTTGAGGCGCTCCCTACGCTCGTCTGCCTTCTTCTTCCTGCAGACTTTGCACTGATTGTACTTAGCGTAGAAAGCGTCATCCGGAAGACTCTTAGAGCAAGTTGAGCAAGTTTTCATGAACCCCGGGCTAGCACACGGGAGTGGTGTCGTCAATAACTGCTAGCAGTCTGAAAACAACCAAACCTCCCGTGTGCCTAACTACCCGGAATTGCTAGTATTGTTGCACGTCAGGGTAATGGAGCCCCTGATCAACCCGATTGTTTTCTGCGCCAAGATCCTCTTCCGCCAGCGGCAGTTTGGCTGCGAAGCCGGTGTCGGTGTCGGACGGCTTGACCGAGCCTCTGTAGAGCTCGAGCTTGCGCACGGCGGAGATGTTGACCAAGCCCATGCCGATGTCTTCCCAGCTCTGCCAGGTGATGACGTTGGCGATCTTGTCGATGTAGAACTTGGTGTTGTTGAGGATGTAGAACTTGCCGAAGAACTGTGGAGCGGCGAAGCAGTACACGTTGCCGACCCGGAGGATGTCCGTCTTGATGGTCCGGACGACCTTGCGGCCGAGCAGCGTGTTGTACTTGTAGCCGTCGACCACCGTCTCCGACGCAATCTTGTCGCCGAAGTCTTCCGTGGTCCACTGCAGCACGTCGTCGTGGTCACCCTCTGTGATGAGCACTCGCTCCGACCGCAAGCGGTTGTTGTCGAGCAGCTTGAAGAGGGCCACGAAGTCCGGGCGCTGGATGGGGAAGTCGGTGAAGGTGATACCGTCCGCCGCCAGGGCAAGCTCGCCCTTGACGATGGACACTGCCACCTCTGTGCCGGCCCTGACGGCCGTGGCGTTGTAGCCCGTGCCTGTGCCGTTGACTTCCAGCTGGAGAGCTTGGACCGCCGTCTCGATGTGACGGGTGAACTGATGGTCCTCGATCTCCTGGATGTCCTTCACCGAGTTGTCTTCGATGACCTTGGTGATGGGCATCTCGTAGGCGAGGAGCTCCTGCTCCGTCTTCTCGAACTTCTCCGAGGAGATGGTGAAGAAGGGGATCTCCGCCTTGGGGCCACGGATGAACCGAGCCGTCGGCTGGTCACGGAACGTGATAGCCATGGCACGGCTCTGGGGCTCGACGTCCACGATCTTGACCAACGTGTCGTGGTTGACCGAGCGCTGGCAGTCGGCACGGGTGACTTGCTCTGGCGGCAAGATGTGACGCGAGTACGCCACTTCACGCAGCCTGTCACGGATCCAGGACCCGCCCAGTTCTGCAATCTTGGTCTTGCCTTCCTGGCTATCGAGCCGCTGATTGAAGAGCTCGATGCTTGCTTGAACGATACTCATCGGGTTACTCCTTTGGGTTCCTTCGAGGGTTACTCAGCCAACGGTCCTACAGTTCTGCTACAGCGTACGGATGAACCGCAGGTAGCCGTTGTTGTTGGCCGGCAGCCTCGTGACGAAACCGACGACGTACTCTGTCCCCGCCGGACTAGCAGGCAGGGCGCTCAGACCACGCTTGTTCACGCCACCGATGGAGACGTCGTTGACCATCAGGGCCTGCCCAACGGCAGTGATGGTCGCCTCCAGGGTGGTGTCCATGATCTTGGTGTCTGCCTCGTAGGCCCCCAGGTAGAGGAACGGGCCCTTCTGAATGGCCTGGGTCTCGTACCGACCCTGCTCCGCAAAGTAGCAGAACGCCGGCAACAGACCATCCGCCGAACCACGCGCCATCTTGTACGCCGTGTCGAGCTGCAGGAACTCGCCCATAACGATTGGGTTGGCGTTGTTCGGGTTGAGGATTGCAGGCGTCGCCAGCTCGAAGGATCGGCGCTGGATCGTCTGGAACTCGCTCTTGAGATCGAAGTCCAACATGAGTCTTTTACCTCCGTGGTTTCTGCGTCGAGCCTACGCCGGGTCTTCACCGGTCATAATGTAGGACTCGAAGGAACTCATCCCCTGCCCCGGCACCTCACCGACGTCGCCCAAGACCCGACCCTGTGGGGCGGCCATCTTGATGGCTTCCTCGGTGACATCGAGGTTCTGGGCGTGACTCAGAGCCGCGACCTTCTGCTGAAAGTCGAGGTCTGGGTTCAAACCCTTGTCCTCCATGTCCCGGGCAATCTTCTCGACTCGGGTGTAACGCTCGTAGGACGCCACCTTCTCTCGAAGAGAAGCGTTCTCCTCAGTCACTGCCCGGATCGCGGCCCCCGCCGTCTTGAGGAGGGCCTTTGCGTCCTGAGAACTGATCTTTTCCATGGCCGTATCTCCTTCTGACGTGGGCCTACATCGTCGGAGGAGGCGTCGAAGCCCCAGCGTTGGCACTGGCTGAGTCCACCGAGCCCATACCGGCGCCCGACAACCCACCCATCATGCCTTGGCTGACCTTCTCTTCCTCCCCAGGGGCGGCTGCCGGCGGTGCTACTGGGGGCGCTGCCGGTGGAGGAGCAGCCGGAGCAGCCTCGGCTGCAGCAGCTTCCTCTTCAGCAGCGGCGTCCAAAAGCACCTTCGCCTGCGCCAGGTCCTCCGGGTTCACTCCCGCCGCCGCCGCTTGCAGGGCCTCCTCAGAGACGGGCAACTCCCCGCCCGCAGCTTCTGGAGGCATCGCCGCTTCTGGCGGTACCTCAGAATCTGCGCCGGTCGTTGCCGCCGCCTCCTCACCCTCGGCTCGCTTCACGAGTGAGTCCACGTAGTGCCTGTGCTCAAGCGATTGGTTGGCAAACCGCTCAATGAGCTCCCTCGCCGCAGAAATTTTCACGCCTGCTCCGGAGGCGTTATCCAGCGACTGCTGGAGCGTTTTGTCGTGAGCCGACGACATCGCCGGCTCCGTGAGCAGCTCATTCATGGCCGACAGGACGTTGGGCTTTTTGGTGCCGCCCTTCGTCGCTGCAATGGCCGACTCATTGCTCTGCAGGTGCTGACGGCCGGAAGCCTCACCGGTCGTCGGCGCCGTTTCCCTTGGGGTGTTGACGCCCACCTCAGACCCCTGGCTATGCACACTGGGGGAACCAGGGTTGGACTGAAGTAGGGGTGCCGTCCCGCTGGAGATAGTGGCTGGGTTGATGGCGTCCTCAGCCAACTTGGCCCTGGCCTGAGCGTACTTCCACTTCAGAACCTCAGCCGCCGACGCCGCCTTAGGCATGGCGCCAACCGGCTTGAAGGCTTCCCCCATGGTCATGCGCTTAGGAGCTGCAGCCGCCCCTCCGGACGCCTGAGCCTTCCGCGCTAGCGATTTCACTTGCGAAGACCTCTTCGCAGCAGCCCCGCCCGCAGCTCTGAGTCCCCTACCGCCCATCCGCATCATCCAGCCCATGGACTCCTTCTTCATGGCTTCCACGAGCTCTGCTTTGCGGGCGGCGGCCGCCTGCTTGAGGACATCCTCAGGCTGCTCCGGCATCATCATCTCTTTGTTGGTCGCCATCGCATTACCGGCATCCAAAGGATTCGGCTTCTCCGAAGGCGCCGTCACCTTGTCAGGCATGTTGCCAGGCGTAGCCTGACCTGACTCACCGGCGTCGAGTGACGTGCCAGGGGTGTTGGTCTCACCCGCAGCCATTGCCGATGACGGCCCACCCGGGTTCACCCCCCCTGAATCCAGGGGCGGGTTGGTCGGTGGATCGCTCTCGGGGTTGGCTTGCTGTGTCTGGTGGGCTTTGTCCCCACCCTCAAAGGCCTTCTTGGTGAGGGCCTGGTGGATGAGGGCGTATTCCGCCAGCTTCTCTTGAGGAGTTCGGTCGTCGACCACAAGGTGGAGGTTGTCCGCCAAGTGGTCACACGCTGCAGAGATCTTGTCAAGATCCTCCAAGGTGTAGTGACCCGCAATCTTCTCAGAGGAGCCGGCATCGTCGTCGAAGCTGACCGGAGGATTCTCGGGGGCCGCAGAAGCTTCCTTCTCAAGCTTCTCGCGCGACTCCTGGAGAACCTCGCCGACCATTTCAAAGACTGACTTTCGCATGCTCGGTCTCCTTCTCAGGTCCTAACCGGTGGCGGGGGCGTAGCCTTTGCAGGGGCTGACGACCCGAATGCTGCCGGAGGGGACACGGAGTGGACAACGGAATAGTTCGTGGGCTTGGCAGCCGGATTCTTCCCCATACTGATGCCGGGCGATGGCGGCGGTTTGGCAGGGGAAGCCGGCTGTGGAACCGCGATGTTCAAGGCGGCCACCTTTGCCAACTCATCCGCGAACGCTGCTAGCATCTCAGGGTTCATTGCCGCCTACTCCTTGAGGTATCCCGCTTCCGCCAGCATCTCCAGGGCACGATGGTCGACCGCTTCCTTGAGACGGTCCTCCTCGCTCTCCGTTTCGTAGCCGGCTTCCTTCAGCATCTCCATGGCGCGCTGCTCAGCCAGGGCGTCGAGAGCCGAGGCTGCCTTCTTCTTGCCAAGAGCGTACGCCCCTCCGGCCAGACCCAAGGCCCCTGCACCGCCGGCGCCGCCGGCCATGTACTTGCCCTTGTTGGCCTTGACGTGCTCCCAGCTCTTCTTGCCGGCTGCAAGGCCCTTCTCCTTAGCCCGGCCCGGGGCCGTCTTGGCAAACTGTTGGAGCCGCTCTTTGACCGTGGGGCCAATATTCGTAGCCCCACTGGCGCCACTGCCGGCCCTTGCCGCGCCCCCGTATGCCCCCGCGGAACGAGCCGCTGCGCGCTCTGCCTTGGTGGCGCTCTCAAACGCCTTAGCCGCCCTTGGGGAGATGTTGCCGCCGCCGCCGAAAATGGACCGGACGGCCTTAGCCGCCTGAGCCTTCCCCAGAGCTTCCTTCTCCATGGAGTTTTGCTCGTTGACGAACGAGTGAGCCATCACGCGGCCCAGGAAGTCAGCTTCGGCGACTTTCGTCTCGAAGGAGCCTTCTTTCTCCTCACCCTCTTCCTCCTCCTCCTCTTCCTCCTCTTCCTCCTCGGCCTTCATGCCTTCCGCCGCAGACTTGACGATGGCACTGTCCTCGCCCCACAATTCGTAGGCGACCTTCATGAGGGTTTCAGAGGGAAGTTGGCTGGCATCATAGCCCTCGGCGGCCAGCTCGTCAGAGAGGATTTGGGCTTCCGCCATCTTCTCGATGTCGCTGGCGCTGCCCTCCGCACCAATGTTCTCGCGGGTGTTGTACATTTCTGCCAGGAACTCGTTCATCACAACGGTCTCCTTGATGTTTTAATGGAAGTATCGTTCCCAGTAACGCCTGGCACATCATCAAGGATGAATTTTCCTCTCATGCCTCGGCTGCCTTCTTTCAGTGACCACGAAGGGCTTGGCCCGCTCTTGCGGCCCTGTCTATCCCCTCGTCGATGTGCTGCCTAACCGCCGGTGTCTCCATAAGGGCCCGAGTCCCAGATACGGCCGCCATGGACGTAAGCCATGGATGATCTGCTACGAACCTCCCTATGGTACCAACATCTCTTCCTTGCTCTTGTTCAGAACGGAGATGGGCTGAATACATCAGCGTGAGGGGTATGGCCCCCAACATCATCCCCATCGTTGTTCTGTCTGGCAGCCCCGCCGTCTTGAACAGGTCTGCATCCTCCAGCCCGTAAATGGCAGCGTGGAGCTCTGGGATGGCTGTTACCCTATCCAAAGAGTCGGTCGCTACCTTCATCTGCTCTCGACGATACCAATTGTAGGCAGATGCCACTTTCGAGAGAAGAGGAGAATCTACTTCCTGCTCCGGAACCTGAGGCTTGGGCTTCACCATGGTGATGCGGATGATGCGACGTCGCACCACCGGACCAAAGTAAGAGCGCTGGGAGAGGAGCGGCAATAGCATCTTCAAGAGATCCATGTCCGCATGATGGGGCTCCAAGCTAGTACAAGGACCCTCCTCTCCCATTCGAGGCCTGAAGCATGCACCCGCGTCATCCAGCTGGTCCGCTAGGTCCTTCTTGCCCATATGGACAAGAGAGATCCTCTGGAACTCTTTCGGCTTCAGTACCATACCCATGAGAGATGGAGTTGCTAGAGCCGACTCCAGTCCCTTTGCCCCCATGGCATCTAGTGCCTCTCGGGGAATACTGGGCTCCGAGTCCGACAGCAACGGTGACGTTTGCCCCACTGCCTTACTCGGGCCTACCTCTTTTATGATCTCAGCCCACTTCCTCTTCGCCGCCTCCTTGTCCTCCGTCGACAGCTTGTAGAGGTCCATTGGGCTGCAGACTTTGACGGACGCCGTCTTCGTCTTCTCCCAGCTACCCATCCCCGAACCGGTGACGTTGGTCTCCTTGTTCGTGGTCTTGTCCCGCCAGGTCCGCTCTCTTCTGACCGAGTTCTCCGTAGTAGCTGAGTCAAAGAGGTCTTCCAGCCTCAAGCTTTCAGCCGTCTTCTCTAAGTAGTGGGATACTACCTCACCTCGGCGATCTACCCCTCCTGGGGGAGTAGGTGATTCCCCTCGCGCCCTTGCGAGATAGAAGGCCATGATCTCTCCACGCCGGCTGGCCACTTTCTCACCATCTACTTCTCCCTGGAACAGGCCCCCCAAAGCGGTGTCTGCTGCGAGCTCCTCAAGATGAGCAGCTGCCTTTTTCTCTTGACCCTCAACGATCGTAATGTAATGCCCAGATTCATGGCGCATACCAGAACCCTTGGGGGTAACACACAGTACAGGTTGATTTACGTTGACCGTGTACAACGCTTGGAGCACCGGGTTGTCATGGAGCGGGTACTTGGGCGCAAGCTGTGCCGCACCGAGATTGTCCACCACCGCGATGGGAATGGGCTTAACAACGCCGTTGACAACCTGGAAATAATCACTCAATCCGAGCACCGCCGTCTTCACGGAGGCCCGCGTCTTTGGTCGATGGAGGAGGCGCTGGTTCTTTGGGATGAGGGTCTTTCTATCGAGAAGGTCGCGAGGAAGCTCGGGGTAAGCACCTCTGCGGTGTTCAGAGTATTCTCCAGACGGGGGCTTCCCACCTCTCGTGAAAACCGTACGTGCCCCGAGCGCAGACTTTGGGACAGAGATGAGGCGGCGGCCCTCTACAAAGAGAAACATACTATTGACGAAATCGCGAGCAAGTTCGGGGTTACCGTGCAAGCGATCCGCGCTGGGTTCAAACGGATGGGAATACTCTGAATGCTCTACATATCCCCCCTTCGAGCGGTCCAACCGCCTCTTGAACTCAGAAAAAGGCATCATGGACATACAGCCAAAGAAGTCCGGGCTGTCATAGTGAGCCAAGTACGCACTCTTGGCATCTTTTGGGGAGGAAAAACCTAGAAGCGTCTTGTCCTCGTCGTACTCGCCCTTCTTTGGCCCACGAACAAAGTTCTGGTGGACGATGAAGACGTTCTCGCAGTTCCTGTCCGGTCCCACGTAGACGTCCAGCTTGTCCCCGTCTGTCCCCAGTGACCGGGCGAACTCCCCGTAGGGGACCTTCATCAGAGTCTTCCAGCCAGGTCCGGTGCGCCAGGTGCCCGGGGCGTTCTCGACGTAGATGAGCAGCCCACGAAAGTTGATGGTGCCAACGAACGGGAACTTGTCCCTGTTCGGGCTCGGCGGAGGGCCCATCTTGAAGGCGGCGCTCTTCTCCTTGTGGTAGTTCCTTGCAGCATTGTAGGAGGCCCGAACCATGAGAGGTCGTCCATCACCATAGTCGCCTGCTACCCCAAAACCGCTCTCCTTGTAGAACTTGGTCAGGTCCTCTACAGAGGCAGACCTGTCCATGAAGGGGTCAGGAACCGCCACAAACTTCTTGTCCGGGTTGAGCCTGCCAACCGCTGCTAGGAGGCTTGTCCCGTACCCTTTACGCCTGTGCTCTTTTGGGGTGTGCTGAAATGCTAGTCGTATATAGGAGCCAAAGTCGTCAGTGCCCGTCTGGGCCAACAGCTGCCCGTCCTTAGACGACCGCAGCATGTAGGCCTTCCTCCTCTTGATATCAGAGTCTGCAGGCAACATCTCTTCGACTATGAAATCGTCGCCGTACTTGAATCTCTTACCCGTCCTGAATTCCGTAAGATAGGTCTTTTCGCCGCTTGAGGTGCCTCCCCCTTCCCCTACTATCTTCGCTTCCTTCTTGAGGGAGTGGACATCGACCTCGCTCTTGTCCATCTCCTTCTTGAGCTTTTCCTTTTCCAGACTGCCAGGGGCCCCTTTGACCTTCAGCCACTCATGTCCGTCGCCGTCAATCGAGCTCCGAATGCCCCTACTGGCCCCCCAGCTACCTGCCGCTTGCATCATCAAAAGCTGCTTGTCCAGGTTCTCCAGGGTCTCCGGGTGACCCCGCAGATGATAGACGCGCTCGACGGCGTGGGGCAGCACGTGGGATACGGCGCTTGACAACTTGGTGTCGTCGTCTACCCCGTCGGTTGGAGTGTTCTCATTCGTAGGCAGGACACGCATCCCCTCATCGTCCTGGGGGTCCTCCCTCCCATAGACGGTCTGGGAAGACGGGGGCGGCGGGGCGAATCGCCGGAGGATGGTCTTGCTCAGACCGTCCTCGGTCTCCTTGGTCAGCTTCTTATGCTGGGTAGGCTCGCCGGTGCCCTCGGAATACACCTCGGCGGTGAACCGGGACTGCTCGGCAGAGACCTTCTTGAGGAGCTTCTCGGCCATTTGCGCCTCCCGCTTCTGGGACATACGCTTGGGCACCCCCTTAACCTTGAGAGAGGCGGGCCTGGTTGCCTTGTCCAGGCCAATGCGCTTGGCCGCCCCTCGAGCTGCTTTCAGCGCCGCGTCCGCAGGAGTGTGCCCCTGCACCGCCCCTGCAGCCGCCCCCCTCAATCCCGAGAGTATCCTGTCCGACTCTTCCAAGGAGACTCCCGCAATACGAGGCTCGGCGACCTTACACTTACCGGGGCACTCAGAACACCCACCCTTCCGGCCGCAAGCTGCCTTGATGAGGCCTTCCGGGGTCTCCTCGAAGTTGTAGACGCGCTCGGCGTCGAGAACAGATTGGGGCGCCCCGGCGGACCCCAACTTGCACATCATCTTGGCGGTCTTGTCCGCCCCGATGAAAACAAAGCTGATGTCGAAGAACCTCGGGTAGGTGTTGACGACCCCGATTTGTCTCCCGTCGTCGAGGATTTTGCCCATGCCGATGTTCTTGATGCACGAGCAGTAATCGTTGCGGGTCTTAGACTTGTTGCCACAGCAGGTGCAGACGTCATACGGTACCCTACAACCCATTGAAACATCTGGATAATCTCCGCGGTCGACGCGGTCGACTATGTGCTGAGCGTCATGTTGCATTGCCAGGTGGCGGTCAATGAGCACGACGAGCTCGACCCGCTTCATCTTCGGGTTCCAACAAGCCACCGCCACCTTCCCGAAGGCCCTCGTCGGGTCTTTGTTCCGGTGGTGGACGTAGGGGAACGCGTTGAGGAAGGTCCAATAGCCGTAGGGAGGAACCACTTTACCCGAGAAGTCATCCACGGGGTGCTGCTCGCCAGGGTGGCAGCGGCAGTCGTGGATGAGAGCGCTTTCTGGGAAGATGTCCCCGTTGACGTTCTGCCCCCAGAACTCTGAGGCGCCAAGGGCATTGACTAGGATAGCTATCTTCCGGGAGTCAGACTTGTAGGCGCCCAGCCAGTCCTGAATGGGCTGCATGAGGTTGCCCGCCACCTTGGTGACCGAGCTCCCCTGGCGGAAAACCTGGACGAGCGGGTCCCCTCGGTCGGTCACCCCGCGGAAAGTGGCTAGCTTTGTGATCATTTCCCGCCCGTATACATCGTGGTCATAGGGTCTACATGCTTCTCTTTGGGCCTATCCCACTCATGCTTCTCTTCTTTCCTAGCGTAGTCCTCCATCTTGACCGGGTGCTCTTCTCCCCTATGACGCTGCAATTGGTCGTATTGCTCCATCTTGGCCTTGTGCTCCTCCGCACTCCGCCCTTCCTGCTGTTGCCGGATGGACATTTCTTCCGGCCCAGGAACCTTCATGGACACATACTTGCTCGGGTCGAACGGGGCCCCGTCCAGACCCTTACGGGCGGAGACAAGAGCGTTGACGGTCCCGAGGTCCAGCCGCTCACTGGAGGACACTGAGTCCACGAACGAGCCGGCCACGAGCGGGTCCTTGGCGTAGCGGGGGTTGAACCGGTACAAGCTGTCAAAGGCCCTCTGAACCGCCTTGGGGTCCCGGTCTTTCAGCTCCGGACGAGCCTCCACCATCTCCTTGTAGGCTTTGGCTTTACCCAGCCGACTCTCAATCGCCTCGTATCCCCTCCGGGCAGCAAAAGCACCCCCACCGAGAGCAGCACCAGCAGCGGTGTAGGCAAGAGTTTGCCCCATCACGGGGGCAAACATCTTCCCAGCCGTCTGTCCAACCGACTTCACGGTAGACCAGGGGGAGAAGCCCATCTTCTCCATGAGCTCTTTCCTCAAAGACCCGTTGCTACTAGCGGCCTTCAGGAAGTCCTCTGCCCGCTCCTGGGCCCGTTGGACTTGCTCCTCGGTAAGGCCGCTCTGGGCCAGCTTCTCAAGAAGTGGGTTCATGAATTACCTCGTACGTCCCCAGCCGCGGTTAAAGCTAGACATGCCAGGAGCCATAGGAACTTGACCGCGCATACGAGCGGCAGTCCACCCACGGCTCATACCAACGTTGCCCCTTCTCATGGCTTCGGCGGCACCCATGCCCCCCATGCCCGCCACCATACCCCCTACGCCCAAACCTTTCTTGTGCTTCCACGTGAAGCCCCCCACCTTCCTGCCAACCCTACCAATCCGGGCGAGGGCCCCCGTGATGGCTTCCTTGGTAAGTACTTCGGTGGCCCGACTAGCACGCAGTAGCATGGTTCACCATCGCTTCCTTCAGGGTGCTCTCCACCTCGGACAGGGCACTGTGGAGCTGGCCAAAGCTGTGCTCGAGCGTCGCCTGCCCCTCAGCCAGCTTGACCATGTTGGCATACGCCTGAACGACGGGGTGCCCCGGGTTCAGGACCCTAGCGCTGGCCCCCTTGACCATCTCGTACTTCACCATCTCGGCCTGCGCTAGGGCGGGGTCCAGCCCGTGGTCTTTCAGGTTGGGGAGGATAGCCCGCATTGCAATCTTGACGGCGTCGGGCGGAGTCACAGAGCTCATCGCGTGGGTGACAGACCCCAGGTTTCCACCCCGGAGCAAGTGCTGCTTGACCTCGAAGGCCAGCTTCTCCAGGGCCTCGTGGTAGAGCGACTCATTCTTTGCGACGGCGTCCCGGGCGCCCTGGGCCATCTTGGTGAGCCGCTGCTTGGTCCGGATGAGCTCTCCGTAAGGATTGGCTTCCGGATAAGCCCCCCGGTCAGCGGTGGCCTGCTTGATGCGCTCAACGGCGGTCGCTGCCCGCATGTCGTCCAAGACGAGCCCGGCTTTGGAACCGCCGACCTTGGCGTAGTCCATGGCTTCCTTGGCAAACTCGGCGCTCGAGCCCTTCTGCATGAGCACCCCACCGCCCAAACCAGCAGCCCCGGCACCAGCCGCTGAGCGCCACCCAGGCTTCATGGCGGCAAAGGGCGTAGTGACCTTCCCCTTGCTCCACAAGTTCTTCAGGCTCCCAGCCCCCGTTCCTGCCGCAGCACCGCCGGCAGCCCCCAGGAGGCCCCCGGTAAGAGCCCCCTTGAGACGTCGGTCTGGGCCCGCTGCGGCAGCCCCCGTGGCAGCGCCTATGCCCGCCCCCGCCAGCATCCCAGAACCGGGGGAGGCACCAAAGCGGCGAGCCCCGGCGCCCAGAGCCTTACCGGCCATTCCGAATCGCCCCCGACCTGCGGCCCTACCAGCAGCCCAGAGGCCTTTTCCAAGACCCTTTAGGGCCGCCACGCCCGCGTCTTTCTCCACACCAAGGATGCGATCCACCACTTCTAGGTCGGCAGAACCGAGCTTGGCAGTGCCCTTGGCAAGTACCCTCTCAGTGGCCTTTGCCACCCCCTTGCGAACGCTCCCACCTTTGGAGCCCCAACTGCGCAGCTTTGAGATGTCCTTACCCGCTCTCCGCCCTCCTAGGAGCTTCATCGCCCCCTTATGGACTGCCAACGAGCCCTCATGTACGTAGTCCGGGTTCCGCGAGTACCTCTTAACTATATCCTTGAGGTACCGGGCCTTCGCTTCCTTTTCCATCCCAGGAGACTCGGGCTCCACCCCGAAGACCCGGCAGAGTTCAAGGTCAGCCTCGACGTCTGCATGGGCCAACTTCACGGGCGCCTGGGAGTAGTCGTCTGGCGGCGGGGTCATGATGTGGGCTCGAGCCCCGTCGTTGAGCTCGTGGAGGACGATGCGAGGGTCAGCCAGCGGGAAATCGATGTTCTTGTCACAGGCGTATTTCTCGTTGTCATCGAAGAGACGCTGGAAGGTCTCCTGGTTCGCGTACTCAACTACGCGCTTGACCTGGTGGGGGGAAATGCTCGGGTGTTCCTGGGCCAGCTTCACCACAGCCTTGTTCAGTGGAACACCACACGACAGGTAGGAGTTCGCAGCCTGCTTCCCCATGGTGTTGAGGTCTTCAGAGCTGAGAGCCGCGTACTTCGTCTGTCGAGCCAAGCCGAAGGGCATTTCGTCGTGCATCGCTACCTCACAAAGGCTTGTGGACTGCCATCCTAAGGGATACCGTGTCCATCAAACCTAGCATGGGGGTTTTTTGGTGGGAAGGAACGACAATGTCGTCACGAAGTCCGAGGCGATGAAGATCCTGAAGAAGTCGAAAGCTACTATTCATCGGCTTCTAGCCAACGGTGTCCTTGTCAAAGCTACTTTCCCCGACGACAGCAAGACCTATATCACTCTAGACAGCGTCCACAGGTATCAATCCTCCAAGAATAAAAGCTCCCTTGGAGGGACTCCACTCCAGAGAAGAAGAGAAATCGAGAAAGTGCTCCCCTGGATGTTCACGTGATGTCATTCGGTTCATTGGACCTGTATTCCCTCTCCACTTCCTTTGAGGGTAGGATAACGTCTGGGCGCGCACGATAATAGAAGGAAGCCAAAAATCCGAAACAGCATGAGTGGAACGTGTCATCCGGGCTCCCCGGAGCATGCTTGTAGACGTTTATCCGCATTCGCTCATTGTACTCCGAGAAGATGTTGAGAAAATCCCTGGCGTAGGGGTCCTCGAATTCCTCCCACCGAGGGAAGCGGAACACGTTGCCCCGCTTGACGGCGTTGAACATGTCCGACATGACCTCAGTACGGTGACACAAGAACCGTGGGACGCCTAGCTTAGGGTCGAACTGAATCTTCTTCTTGACGTTGCCAACCCACTGGTACTTCTTGATCTTGTCTGCACCGAACTCACGTACCAATTCGTCGTTGGGCCAGAAACCGCCGCCGTAGTCAACCCCGATGTAGCGCACATTGAACTCTCGCGCGTGCTGCTTGATGATGCGGAGTTGCTCCTTGGGCTCGGACTCCATCCCTTCGAACCGGTAGAGGTAGAAGAACGTGAAGAGATCCGGGGCAAACGGAAGGTACCCACCAAGCGACATCACCGTGTACGAGCCCTCTCCCGTGCCCCAGTCAAGTCCCATAAATACTGGATATTGCTGGCAATATTGGATGACTTCTCGGTAGTACGTCATCGACAGCTCAGACCAGGAGTTCCGAATCATGTCGGTGCGCGTGAGGGGTCGGGTACCAGAGTCGTAGCTGCGGCCGAGCACCTCGTTGTAGAACTTGGCCCGGCTGTACTTCTTCTGCTTGTCCTTGATGTCGCTGAAATCTATCCAGGGAACCATCAACTGGGGGATGCGGTACCCCTCGTAGGGCTTCTCCACCTTCGGGTTGGGGTTGAGTGACACCCATGAGCAGTCGGGGTCTTTCGGAGAAATGGGTTTGCCGCACTTGCTGCAGATAAGCCCGTCGTCTCCTATGTTGTCTTCCGCCAAGACGTTCCAGAACCACGAAGACGAATTCTTCGGCGTGCCGTGATGCTTGCAGGGGACCGACCACTCGTTCTGAGTAGAGAAGCGGGCCCAGTAGTGCTCGATGGCGTTGTCCAACGACTTCGGTGTGCCCGCATAGGTGAACAACTTGTACTCGGAGTGCGAAGCGCACTCCTCAATGACAGGCACGTTGTCCAGGAGGATGTCCTGGAACTCGTCGATCGTAATCTTGTCCGCAGGAATGCCGCGCACGCGGTCTGCGTTGAGAAACGCGAACCGCATGGTGATTTGAGAACCGTTGACAAACTTCTTCTCGAAGACGTTCTTGAGCAGCCTGCCATTGGTAAACTGGCTCAGCACAGGAGAGGTATCAATGGGCTCCTGAATGCGGTCCCGGCTGAAGACCTTGGTCTGCGTGTTAGAAGGGCTAACGTACAGGCACCGGAAGTAGTTGGTGATAGCCATGTACGCCAAGTTCTCGTTGCCCAGCAGGGTGCTATTGTGGGTGACGAACCCATCCAGCACGAAGTTGTGCGTGTCCTCTACCTCAAAGTCTACGCACTCCTGCTCCCCTACATCTTCGATGGTTTCTATCTCATCCCAATAGAGGTCTGTGAAGATGTGCGCTCTCAACTCGTCTACTAGCTGCTGGTCGTATCCACCTTCGAGGAAGAAGTCCCAATACTTCTCAAGCTTGCCCCGGGTGGGCGGGGACTTCAGCGTCCTACGTAGGCCCGAAGCATGTAGGCTCCGACCTCGGCGCCCCTGCCACGAATCGTCTCCGCTCTCCTGGATGCGCACGAGCAGGTCATTGATTTCGATCGGGTAAGTGTCCCGATTGTTGTTCTCGGGCATGTCTGCAGAGGCCACCAAGTACCCGTCGCGGCCCACATTAGATATCTCGCTGAGGAAACGGTTGATGCCATCCTGAGTCTCAACCCGCAGCATCCAGTGCACCTTGTCAGCCCCCTCATAGACCTCGGGCACGTAAGAGCGCAGCCCGGTCGGGATGCCGAACTTCCACAAGAGGGCTTGAACGTCGAGGACCAGGCGCTTGGCGATGGAGGAGTAGACAATGTCGTGCTTGGACCGGGAGACCTTCTTGATATGGCCATCTGTGGACCAGAGAGTGCGTAGGAACAGGGCGGTGTCTTTCCTAGAGAGGTTGAACACCCACTCGGGAATGAACTTGTCCGCAGAGAGCTTGCCTAGGAGACCATCATCTTCTAGCCATCCTCGGATAATCCCCCGATGCACGCGGTAGGAGTGGTCGCCCTCCACTCGACCCGTGTCCCCAACACCCGCCACCAGGCTCTTGAACTCCTGCATCCTCGTAGCAGACTTGGAATGGAACAAGACACAGGGGCCTCCCAGGCCTCCGTCTCCCAGCAAGTACGCCGTGGCCTTGATGCGCTCGACGCTTTCCTTGAGCTGGAGGAACTCTCCGCACTTCCGCACCACGGACAGACGAGTACCTGACGTCAATTCCCCTGCGGGCACCCATCTACCAAACAGACGCATGGGGTGCGTCTTCGCCACCCACGTCTCGTGCCCCTGCCTGGTAGTTATCTTGACACATGGCTTGGTGTATATCTTCGACAGCCATGACACACGGCCCGTGCCCATCTCTGTGTCCGGACGAGTCATCGAGGCCAGGCAATCACCTATCTTGACGTCCCCGGCTTTCTTGAGGTACCCAGAGTTGAGTGACGTAAGTCCTTGTAAACACTCGCATTTTTCTACCTGACGTCCCGCCATCAAGAGCTTGCGCTTTGCGGGCGAGTTGTAGATGGTCTTCAGGTACTGGCGGTCCCTGAAGCTAAACTGATGGAGGTCCCCGCCCCCCGGCATGTAAACCGCGAACTCCACGAACTCCGACGGCCGGACTCCCGCAGGCACGTCCAAGTCGTAGTGCTGCCGTTCCTCTTCCTCGTCTGCCCACTCGACGCTATGAACACTCTCATCCTCTTCCATATAGTCGTACGGAGTGGTTTCTGATTTGAGCTCAACGATTGGCATGCTACTTTCCGGGTATAAGGTAACAGATGGACCATGTTAGCAAAAAGATCATAGAGAAACGCTTTACCTGGCTCGAGCCTGCCAGGCAAGGCATCATCCGGGCCATCGGGGACCCAGTCATTGACGAGAGGATGGGCATCTTTCCCACTGTGGACCCTATCAGACTTATCCTCAAGCTCCGGCTCACAAGAAAGATCAGTAAGGCAACCCGGGAGCCGCTCCGCACCTACCTCCGGTGCTGGGCTGAAATGGAGGGCTGCGAGTTGCCGATCATCAACATCACTGACAGCTACGTTCAGGCGGAGGTCCTGACCCAGCATAGACATCTGGAGAGAGACGCACATGGTAGATTCAAGGGAGGCCGTCGCTTTGAAAGGAGGCCTAGATGAGGTGGGCATGGGGTCCCTGGCAGGCCCCGTCGTTGTAGCAGTTACAGTCTTCAAGGTAGGAGAAGACGGCTGCCCCATCGAAGGCGTACGAGACTCCAAGAAGCTAACTAGGACCAAGAGAGAGGCACTAACCCCCCTCATCATGGAAGAGGCTGTCTATGTAGGAGTGGGGTGGGCAGGGCCCAAACTAATAGATGAGAAGGGGATATCCGAAGCATGGCAGTTTGCTGCGAAACAAGCTCTGGCACGAATACCAAACCGGACGACCCTGATTGTAGATGGGGTCGTGGCACCAACCCACCTACCCGCAGAATGGGTCGGCACGGTTGAAACGGTCAAGAAGGCCGACGCCACTTGTTGGTTCGTGAGCGCCGCTAGCATAGTCGCCAAAGCAATACGCGACAGGGATATGATGGACATGGCCACCCGGTTCCCTGCCTATGGCTGGGCCAAGAACGTCGGCTATCCCACTCCCGCGCACTACGCACAGCTGAAAACCGCAGGGCCCTCGCCCTACCACCGAATAACATTCCTGAAGAACATGATAAAGAGGGGGGAGCTAGTCCTTCAAGGCCTTGGAGGCACCAACCCCGGCGGCCCCAAATGCTACGGGGTAAACAACAGCTTCTAGAGCTTTCGGCTTGAGGAATGGAAGGATACCGTCCAACCATTCCTTTTTACCGGTGCCCTCCGAGATGACCATCTGTTGACGAGTCATTCCCTCCGGGTCTATCCCTTTACGCCGCAATGAATCTGCCAGCCGCTGCTCGGACTTAAACCCACCTTGAGCTTTTAGCTTTACTTCCACCCCAGGAGCAGGAGAAAAAGCCTTGCCTTCCATGGAATCAAACGACGCTCTAAGAGCCTTCCGCAGTTTCTTGTCATCATACAGGTCCGCCTGCTGAGCCCCCCTACCCCGACTGAACAATTGCTTCTTAACAACTTTCGGGTCTTTGCTCATGTGCACGACAACATCGAATTTGTCAGGGTTCACCCTATTTATGAGGTGACTCTGCTCTATCACCGAGGGCTCGAATCCCTTGGACCCCAGGCCATACGCTTTACGGGAGCCGTACAGGTCCCGCGCCCGCACATACGGGTCTAGGTGTAGTCTTCCCAGGCCCGTCTCCTTTTCCAGCGCTCTTGCAAACGTCGATTTGCCTGTACCTCCTGCGCCCGATACGGCGATGCGTACCTTTGAGGGGTCTACCCCGTGTCTGCGCAGGAGCTTTACCGTCTCCTTGGCCGCGGCATCCACCGCTTTAGGAATGGCACCCCCCATTTCTGCAGCACGTGGCTCGACCCCCGTAGCAAGACTCTTCAGGTGATGCCACACTGCTCTGCGAATGCCGGGGTTCCTGGCAAGCCCCAGAGCAGCTCCCCCCGCTACCCCTGCGGTTCCTACGGCCACGGGGTTTTCCTTCACTATCTCCTTCAGCTCTTCTAGAAAAGCTGTCTTCTCAATCTCGTGGAAGGGCCCCCTCATTGCCATCTCCGGGTGTTGGGGTCGGTTGAGAGAGTGTTCCTCACCACCTTTCGGAAGTCCTCGTCTTCCTTGTAGGCGTGTGCAAAGAGGGAGGGTAGGACTCTTCTGTAGGCTGAGACACCCGCCGTTTTCTCCTTCTTCGACGTAGACCCCACCACGCGCCCAACAGCTACGGCAGCCACGGGTACTGCCATAGCTGCCGCGTCCAGCAGGTAGGTACCAAAAGCTTTGACGAGGTTGCCCTTTGCCTTCCTAAGAACCTTGGAGCTGTGCGTGCCCATAGCTTTCATCCCCTTGACAGCCCGGACAGACGCAAGGGCCTCATCGGCAAGGATCGGAGCGTATGCCAAAACTGGCATAAGTGGCGCAGCCTTGACCACCAGGGACTCTGCGTCTTCTGGGGCTATTGCCATGAGTCCCCCAGCCACCGCGCCTGCCATAGGGACCGCCGCCCCCATCCTTCGGGTCGTGTTCGCCAGCGCAGTCAGAACCTTGTTCTTCACTGCGTTGGCGGCATGACCCATCTCGTGCGCTACCGATTCTGGGCGACCCTGCCACGGACCAAGGATGACGCCCGACTCCCTAGCCCGTGCTAGGTCTCCCGCCGTAAAGTTCTTGAACTTGTTGAGCACTTTACCTTTGACCCTGCTCGGGTGTAGGTAGGCGAACTTCTTGTACTTTGCTCGCGCCGGGGGCTTAATGCCCATCTTCAACGCAAGGGCGTCTACCGAGGTGCCTAGGGCTTGAGTCGGGGCTTTCTCCAAAGACTTGCTGACCGCATGGTGAACCCCCAGCACCGCGGCCCCTCCCACCATCCCAGATGCGGCGATGGCAGCCCCGGCCAAGGCTTTGGCCTCCCTCTCGGCCTCTTCCTCATCCCTGGCCGCCTCCTTCTGCATGGCCGACAACTCGTCCTGAAAAGCCGACAGACGTAGGTTCACGACTTGCTCCCTCTGGCAACCGCCCTCATTTCCTCATTGAGGATGTCTTTTTCCTTGGCTACCATGCCGACCCACTCGTCCACTCCTACGTCCTCTGCCCCAATGAGTCGTCTGAACCAGGAAGTATTAGGAGTAGAGTAGTACCGCCGCACCTGCAAGGTCCGGTCTTCAGGGAGTCTATGCGCCAGCCCACCTAGGCGCCTACCTCTTGCTACCGCCTGTTGGTTTCTCTCCGGGTTGTAGTGCCGGTCAACCTCTGCAAAGAAGGTAGCGTTATCCAGACTGATACCCTCTCCGCCGGCAGGTGTCAGCACGATAGCCCGCCGCTTCCCCTTCTTGAACTCTTCTAGCTCGCTGTCCCTGGTCTTCTTGTTGACCCCCGAATAGAGAGCCGGTTTCAACCCCCGGGCTTTCAGTCCTGCATGGAGCTCCCTAGCCCCTCCGTCAACGAAGTTCGTGTAGGCTATTGCCCGCCCATCCTTGGTCTCCTTGAGGTGCTTCTCCATGTCATCCATGACCTTCTTGAGCTTGGGGGTCAGCTCTGCGGCGTCGGCGTCGGGCACTTTTGCGTGCACCCCGATAGAGTTGGACGCCTGCCGGGCCCTTAAAATCATGGGCAGAATCATCTGGGCCTCTCGCTGACTGACAGGAAGCCCATCCCTAATCATTTTCCTCTGCCTGCTAGAAAGCGAGCCCATCGCAAACCTATAATGCTTGTCCTGCTCCTCTGACATGGGGACTTGCACATCCTGCACGTCCAGAGCCGGCAAATCTTTCAGTTCGTCATGGCCGAGGTAGTGGAGCTTCCCCTTAATCTTACCGTGGAGAGGCCTGCGGTTTTTCAGGGTAGTGCGGTACTTCGGGCTCCTTTTCAAGAACCCGCCCCCAGACACCATCTCCCGCTTCGTGTACTTCTTGGTGAAACCTGCCTGAGACCCCAGAGTATGCTCCGGGTTGATGATGTCCATAACCGGTACAAGCTCTCGAGGATGGTTGGAGATAAAGGAGCCGGTAAGCCCTACTAGGTTCTTTACTTTTGGGGCTATCTCCTTGTACGCCTTATGCGTAGCTGTAGAAGGGTCCTTCGCTCTGTGAACCTCGTCTAGGATCACAGAGTCAGCCCCTGAAGCCCCCAAGACCCCGGACGGGTCCTTCCTGAACTTCTCTAGAGACACAATCTGATAGTCTGCCCCAGAGCCAACGTCCCCGTGACTACGGTCGGTAAACTTTTCTACCCCTCGCTTGGAGAAGTTGGTTTTAAGGGACGCGGGGAGCACCACGAGAGTCTTGCCCGCCTCCCCTTTCTCCCTGAGCTTCTCTATGACGGCTAGAGATGAAAAGGTCTTTCCTGAGCCCGTAGCGTGTGCCAGAAGGCCCCTACCCCCATTGTCTAGGATGAAGTCAACTGCCTCCTGTTGGTGAGGTCGCAGGGTAACTGACGACCGAAGACTAGCTATCTTCTCCAACTCGTCTTGGAACGCCAGTAGGTCCACGGTCTACTCCTCAAGCAGATCGTCCAACACCGAACAGAATCCGTCAGCGAACCGGTCGTAGCCGGAGAGGCGGGCGGCGTCCTTGGCCCCCTGGAACTGGACCGCGTAGGCGCCCAGCTCGACAACGAGGTCGATCGCCACGTCCCCCATCCAGCTCGCGTCGGCCGCCTTCAAGATCCTGTCCCGCATGTCGCCGGGGAAGACCACGGTGGCCTTCTCCTCCTTCCGACCCGGGATGTAGACCAACCCGGCGTGCCCGCACCGGGGGCAGGGCTTCATCTTTCCTTCCGGCAAGGGCACTTCGCTGCGGCAGGACCGACACCGAGGGATGTAGTGGCCCTCCTCCCAACGGTCGCTTGGGCCGTTGCGGGGGAAGAGGTGGAGGACGAAGTCGCCCCCTTCGACGTAGTACTCAGCAAAGTGAGTGCTGAAGTCGGTGATGGGTTGCATCTCCTTCACCGAGAAAGGTGTGGCAACATCTCCTATCATCTCTTGAAGGCTGCCTTTGGATTCGTCTGCCCACTCCGGCATCGGCATGCTAGGGGCTGGTTCATATGTCATTGGAGCGGTGCCTCCTCTTCCTCTTCATGGGCCCCGTCACCGGAGAACCCGCCGCCTTCTTCCTTGTCGACAATCTGCTCGAGGTCTTTGACATCTGGGATGTCGTGCTTCATCAGGAAGACCCGCAGCTCGCGCAGGCGCTCTGGTAGCGCCTCCCCCTCGGCGTAGAGAGCGGCGTAGAGGTAGCGTAGCTCCCGGGCCAGTTTGATGGTCTGGTCCAGAACGAACTTGCTGCTGGGCTGGGCCTCAAGCGCCTTGAGCCGGAAGTAGATGTGTTTCTGGGCTTCCTTGAGAGCCTTCTTGACGTCCACCTTGGGGGAGAACCCCGCCCTCCACATGGCCTGAGACTCCCCGTTGTAGAGCGAGGACATGTAGTGGTCGTGGTAGGCGCTGGTCGCCAGCAGCTCATCCCATTCATCGTAGCCGGCCTGGTCAACCTTCCAGAAGTAGTGCTTGTACAGGTCCACCATCCTCTCGGTCATCGACGGGAAGATGTGAAACTTATCACTGAGCTTCTCGGCTATGACCTTCGAGGGTAGACGACCCAGCAACAGGACGTTGACCCGGAACTGGAGTTGGGGCCTCTTGATTATGACCTCGTCGATGGCCCGGGTCAGCTCGGGGTCCCCCCGCCACATGGCTGTGAGCTTGTGGTCCTCCATGAACTGGGCGGTGGGCTCGTGATAGTGGTCTTGCAGGCAGAACCCCTCCGGCGGGTCGAAGCGGGACCAGATGTGGTTGAAGTGCCTCTCCAGGAGTCCAGGAATGCCCAACACCTTGAGGGACTGGTTGAGCTCATTGATGTCCGTGGTCTCTTCCTGACCCGAGGTGCCCCACTTGGCGGCCAGGGCGTACTTCACGTAGTGTTCTGCTGGGTGGCCCATTTGCTACCTCAATTCGAGAAGGATACTTCCTTCTGTTGCAGGGCCTTGAGCCCTTGGATGACGTCTTCAAGGGCGACAAGCATGCGCTCGACCGCAACCTCAGGAACCTCCTTGAGCCCAATACGGATGGCAAAGAGCAACTCGGCCAGCTTGCTCGAGGTGGCATCCAGGGCGGGGAGCATGTCCACGAACGCCGCCACGTTCTCAGCGTTCAGGAAGCCGAGGCCCAAGATCTTGTCCGCCGTCAAGGCGTCGTCAAGGATGGCGGCTTCCTTAACCAGGAAGTAGTTGTGGATCGGGGGGTCGAGCTCATCGAGCGCCTTGCGGATATCTGCTCGAGCAGACGCTAGCTTCACGGAAAGAGGAGTGATCGAACGCAAACCCTTCAGGGCAATCCTCTCCCCTCTGCTCGCCCGGTCCATAGCCTCCTTGCAGAAGACCGGGTGGAGCCCGAGGGCTACCCCCATGAACTCCGTCTCGGCTCGGCCCAAGAACTTGGTGTGGGCTTCCTTCACCTTGGCTACCGCAGGGCCACGGAAGGAGAATAGGTCACCGTCCCCCACCAGCTCGGCATGCCCCATCCAGTTGGCCACTGCCGTCTTCGAGAAGGACATGGGCTCACTGACCAGCTCGCACTCCCCACGCAGGGGCATCCAGTTAAAGCTGGCCGGGACCGCGTACTCCCCGGGGCCGACCTTCACCACCGTCTTGAGTCCGTCAGCAAAGGAGAACATGACCTTGTCGCCCAGGTCCGTGTCCCCCATGTACTTCACTGTTCCGTTGGGGTCCCGGTAGGAGGACGTGACACGCAGAGGCACCAGCGCCTTCGCCGTCCCGTGGTCGATGTAGTAGAGCGAGCCGTACCCCTTCGGGATGCCCTTCGGGATGTCTGTGGTCTTGCCCGCCATCTCCCCAGCGATGTGTTCCTGCAGGGCGTACTGGGAGCCGTTGTTGAACAGGGAGAGAGGGAGCGGGGTGAGCTCAAGAGACAGGACCTTGGGGAACACCCAACCAATCATGGTATTGCCATTGACATCTTGGACCTTCCAGAGTCCAAAGCTGTCGGCGACCTTCACCTCCTCGGCCTCGAGCGTCTTCTTGACCGCGGCATCCGGGCTCGCCGTGATGGTGCCACCCGCCTCCATCTGAGGAACGGTGTCCACGTCGCCGGCCATGTCCTGCGCCACCGACTCTGGTACCTCTTCCTGCTGGGGTGCGAACGCCCCGGTGTTGGCCCACTTCACCATCACGTTGCCGTTCGCCAACTTTCGCAGCTGGACCACATTCGGCCGGAGACGGTCGGCAAGGACCTGGGCAGTCTTCTCCTGGTCGGTAGGTGCCAGAGAAAGGGCAGAGTCAAATGCGGCTGCTACCCCTGCATGTCCGTTCGAAACCGCTGAAACCAAAGCAGGATCTGCCATGGCCTCTTTCAAGCGGTCCACGTGACTCTGCCCCACTCTGCCCTGAAGTTGCGGAAGCAAGGGCAGAGTCGAGACCTCCGCCGAGCTCATCTTGGCCGAGCCCCCAACGTCGTCCAACGGCGGCCGAAGCTCGTTGATGATGCTCGGCTCCAGTGGTTTGCGCCGCACTGCGTCAAAAGCTTCTGGGCGGAAAAGAGCAGCCCGTAGCCTACCTTCTGTCAGGTGTTGGTAGCGCTGCCCTTTGAGGAAGATGTCGAGCGGGGCCAGCATCTGGTCTCGGATGAAGATGGGGATGTGAACCTTGTCGAGCGGGGTCTTCTCCTGCTCCTCGACGGTCATTGCCGTCTTCGGCTGCACCACGATGGAGCCGTGAGCATACCCCCTCTCCTCGTCTACCTTGTCGAGGGCAACAGACGCTTCGAAATGACTCAGGTATGGGAGCTGCTTGTACGCCTCCTGCATGATCTCTTGTGACCAGAGGTCAGTGTTATCGCTGAGGCGTGTCAAGGTACCTGCAAGCTTCTCTTCCCCCTGGAAGCGAAGCTCGTGGTCAAGAAAGAGAGGCTGGGTGTCCATGGTATCTCCTACTCCACCGAGGTCTTCTGCGAAATGATCAATTGAATACTAGCTTCCACAGGGGCAATCACTGCGGCCGCGTTGGGAAGAGGGCCACCGGAGACGCCCGGCACTGATACCAAGCTCTTGATGGCGATACACAGCTGCTTCAGCACATTCTGGAGCTGGGTCCCGAGGACCATCTTCTCCGCCGAGGCGCCCGCCCCTATCTTGATTGTCTGCCCATCCACGGTCATGCCCTTCGCGGCAGTAAGCTCTGACTTTCCTCCCGAGGCGGCCACCATGTCACCCCCCGACTCCATGTTCATAGCCTCTGCAGACTTGGCGTAGAAATCCTTGGCCGAGTCCAGGGTTATGCTCTCCTCCTCCGTTGTCACGGTGAAGTTCTTGGCAGCGACTATGGTGTAGTTGAACCGGGAGTCCCACGTCACGTTGCCTTCATTATCAATCTGCAAGTCGGCCACAAACTCGGCGCCCTCCGTACCGTCTGGGTACATGGTCAGTTGTAGTCTAAGAGGATCTCCGTCCCCGTGGGAACCGATAGACAACTTAGCGACGTGCCCCGGGTCGTCCGCTTTCTCTTTAGCATTGAGGTAGAAGGTGGTGAAAACATCTTCATCCGATGATTCCTCCCGCCTCCATGTTTCCCATAGAAGCTCTCCACCAAAGGCATTGATTTCAAACTTCTCGCAGAAGTGCCTGATAATGTTGTTGATGGGGACATACATCGTCTGGCAGATGGGGGTAGAACCTAGCTGTACAACTCCTCCCCGCCGAAGGATGATGAAGTTCTCATCCCGTGTAGCCATCATGATGTCACCCGGGTTCAGCGCAGACCTACCATCTCTGAACCCGTCCTCACTCTCATCGTAGGGGGACTGGAACCCAAGGATGAAAGCCTCTGCTCGGTCCCCCGCACTACTCTTGCAGAGCCATGCGAGGGCCCCTACTTCTGGCATGACATAGATGCCCTCCCCGTTCACGTAGTGGAAGTAGGGGGTCATCACCTGGATGTCGAACCACCTCTTGTTGCCGTACTCCGAGACGACGTCCACGGACCACGCGTCGATGTTCACGTTGACAACGCGCACCGTCTCAACAACGGCGGGCAGGTAACCGGACTCTATGTGGCTACTGGACACGAGGCCCTCCTAGTACAGCCAAGGTTTCTCTGGGGTCCCCTTACCAAATTCCGCACCGTAAGCCATGCCGGGCACCGGATGCGTAGAATGCAGGGCGGACCCCCACCTCTCTGCCGCCGCGTCCAGAACGGTACGTCGAAGGTTGGTAGCCTGCATGCGGGCCAGCCAGTCCGTCTGTACTTCCAGGGGTAGGGTGGACACACCGTGTAGGATGGGGTCAGCGCGTACTGGCTTAGCGTCCGATGCTTTCTGACTGTTGTACTGGGCCACCTCCGTAGCAGGAACAGTGTCTCCACGAAGATAGGTGTCGTGGTCGCCCGGGTCGGTCACCTTGCTCAAGTTGGTCATCGCACGGACAAAGGTCTCCGTGTTGCGGCGCTTCACCGGGGCTACTTCCTTGTAGATGCCGTGGAGCTCGTCGGTGATGTACCGCTGAACAGTGGGCATGCCCGTAAGAGGTAGCATCTCTCTCGGGTTCTTCACGCCAGAGGACACAGACTCCCCCCTCTTCACGGGCTGCCCCTTCTTCACAATCAGGTCTCTTGTCGGGGGGACGTAGTGCCGCTGCCCGCTGACGTAGACGCTCCACCCACCGGCGGGGTCCTTGTCGACCTTGTCTACCGTGCCGTCTACCTTGGAGAGCGTGGCAGACCCCGGCAGGATGGTGGGGACTTGCAGCAGCTGGTCCACTCGGTCAAACGTCCCCTGCGCTGCTGTCCCCTTGGCACCTACTATACCTCCCGTATGAAACGCGTTCATGCTGAGCTGAGTGGCGGGCTCACCTAGAGCGTGGGCCGCTATCACTCCAACGTTCACCCCCTTCTGGGGCAGCTGCCCGTTCTCGTCCAGGCCATAGCACTTTGCACACATCCCCTTCCCGTGCAGGCAGCGGAGCGGGGTGCGTACGGGTACCTCGGTGACCCGGTTGTTCTTCAGGCGATTGACCACGTCGGGATCAACAAGGGTCCCAGCGGGGATAACCTCTGCCTTGCCGCCCTTCTTCAGGCGGATATCGTTGGCGGTGAAGCGTCCGAGTATGTCCCGCTCATCGAGGGGTAGCGCCAGCCCTTTCTTGGTACCGCAGTCGTCCGAGACAACCATCTGGTTCATGGTTGAGGCCATCATCTGCTTTGACATGTACCCGGGGCGCCAGGTCCCTTCTGTCCTGCTGAGGGTCCCCATGCGGGCCCCGTACATCGAAGCCCAGTAGGACCCGATGTCCAGTCCTTCCGAGTAGGACCTGTCGATGGGGACAGGGATCGGCTTGCCTTTAGTATCTGCAACCAAGAGAGGAGTCACAACCATCTGCTTGTAGTTGTCCCAACTTCCTCTGGCCCCCGACCGTACCCAATCGTACATCCGGTTGGGCTTGGCGTCAGCCCTTGCTTTGGTCTTTGCGTCTATCTCTTTCCCGGCGCCGACGTAGAGCTGTACTATCTTTTCATCCCTCTTTGCAGGGGAAAGCTTCTTGTCAGCTCGGATCTGATTCTCCACCTTACGGGCTTGATTCATGACCCTATCCCGGTCTTCATGGTCTGACAGGAAGTCCTCCAAGCTTATAGACATCCCTGTAGACCGGGAGTTGCCTAAGTCTTTGAGTTTGTCGGACACCGTGCCGAAGCTCCCCTTATCCATCGCAGCCACGTTCGTCAGCAGGTCTTGCAGGTTTCCCTTATTGAGGACGAAGTTCTTGTCAGTCAGCATAGACTCTGATCGGACCTCTTCTGGGAGCGCGTTGTAGACCATCATTCGGCCCACCGTCGTCCGCTTGGGGGCCGCTGCCAGCTTGTCCAAGTTGGACACCCCACTGAAGTCTTGAATCGTAACTACATCGTCGAGTCCTATCTCCCCACTCTTTACAGCCCGCGCGGCCGCACCGGCAGTCTTGAAGGACTTGTTGGTCTTCTTGCCCATCTCTGTCAGCTTGAACAACCCTTGCATGGACTCCTGGGTTGGTTTGAACATCACGAAGCCGGTAGAGGGACTAAACAAGTTGTTGGAAGGTATCATCTTCCAGGCTTCTTGGACGGCCTTCTGGCTGACAGGGACGTAGGCAGACATCTTGTCCCCGTCGAAGTCTGCGTTGTATCCCGTGGTAGCCAGGGGATGGATCTTGATTGCCTGCCCGGACACCAGCTTGGGTTTGAACGCCTGCACGCCATACTTGTGAAGTACGGGGTCGCGCTTGAGTAAAAGTGGGCGCTCTGCCGCCACCTCGTCCAAAGCTGACCTGGATTCCACCCCGTCTTCCTTCACTTTCTGTTGGGCCATAAGTGGAGAGTAGCCCCGGCGACTCACAAGGTTGGCCACGACAAAAGGCTTGTAGAGCTCGGCGGCAGCCTTGCGAGGAATAGCCACCTCGTCCAGGGAAAGAGACGGTTCAGGAACAATGGTGCCCCGCATCGACAGGTCTTGCCGACGGCCGATCACCTTCTGCTGGAAGAACCCTTCCTTGGGGCTTCCCCTGCCCGCAATGGTTTCAGCGATACCGTTTAGATGTCTGCCCTGGCTCTCTGTCCCCGTGAGGGTAAGGGCCTTGAGCTCATCATACATGGACTCTTGTAGAGGCCTCTTCTCCTCTTCCGGCATCGCCGGGTCCATGGTGTTGAGTTGGTAGTTGGTCTTCCCGATAGAGGTGTAGAGATTGTTGAGGTCGTCGAATACAAGGTCTCCGCTGTCCCGTATGCTGACGGGCCTCATAGTAGGTGGCAGCACGGGCAGGTGCCTCATCATGTACGCGTCCACAGGACTCATTCCCGCCTTCTGTAGAGCACGTAGGTGCTTCATCTTCTTGTTGGCCTTGTTCAAGTGCGACGTTCGCATGGTAGGCAGAGCAGCCCTTAAGGCCTCCGCCTCCTTGTCGACATTGATCTTGTTCAAGGCGCTGGAGATAGCTTCTGGCCCCGTTTTGCCTTCGAGTTCCTTCCTTCCCGCCACGACGGCCCCCACGTGCTTCTCGGGGATGCCCAACAAGGCAGCAATCGGTTTCTCAAAGACGGGGTTCGGCATACGCTCGGACAGCTTTATGTGAGACCACTTGGCGCCAAGTCCTTTGGTGACACTCTTTGTCCCTGTAACCTTGGGGTCGAATATACCACCGCGTTCAGGGTTTAGGTCCTTCGCTCGTAGTGAATGGCTCGGGTTCTTGATTTCGCCATTGCTCATCTCGAGAGTCTTCTTGTCCGTCAAGGGCTGCAAGATTAAGTCGTTGCCCTCCTTAACGGTGTCCACGCCCATACCCCGGAGGTACCCCTCAAACTTCTTGAAGACGAAAGGAACCTTCGGCGTCGGTGGTGAGTCTCCAGACTGAATCATCTCCCAAAACTTGTCGTTATTGTCGCTTTTGTAGGTCTGAGCCTCACGGATATTTTCCCTAGCGTTGTGCGCCAGCAAAGCGTACATGCCCATGGCGTCCAGGGTCTGACCACCCTTCGGGCCACCACGGGTAGGAACCATGTTCGAATCGTAGGAGTGCCGTGAGCGAGCGATCAGACCTTTGGCCGCAGTGTGGTGGAGCTTGAGAATGTATTGGGGGCCAAAGAGAACCTGGCCAAAAGACTTGTCCGTCGCCGGGTCCACCATCTCCTCAGTGTCCTTGATGCCGTGTGCTTTGAGCTCCTTCAACAGATTCCTGGTATAGTCCTTGTTGTTAGGGTCGAAGTTGTTGACCTCGTAAGTCTTCCCCGTCTTCTCCGCTATCTTGGCCGCAGCCGTTTCCAAGACCTGCCCCACGTTGATACGGCTGTTCCCGCTGAATACGGCCTTGCCATTGCGGCGTACCAACAAGACTCCGTTCGGTACCGTAGTACAGTGGACCATTCCGTCGTACTGGACCCACTCTTCGTACTGGTGCGCCTTGGTAGTGGTAGACCAGTTCACCCAAGGGGCTATGCGACTGCCACTCAAGGAGAGGTAGTAGCAGGCCTCATCCCCATTCCGAGTCTCCCTCTTGATGTTGGCAGCTATCCCCAGTTTTGCAGCAACCTCTTGGACGCCGTCCGCAAGCAGCTTGGACGACGTCCAGTACGTCCTACACCCGTAATGCCCGGTCTCCTCATTCCAATATTCGGAACCATCTCCTGCCATGAGAGCGCCCAAGAACACGCTCAAGTGGTCTGGCGGCATGTCCAGAATCTCTCTAGGTATGAACTTGTCCCTCGCCCTCCCCAGAGGAGATAGCTTTTCGTACAGCCCCTTGTGCTTGATCCTTATGCCCCTCTCCACCGCCTCGTAGGCGTCTCCCATCATCGACTGGACAAGGGCCTCTACCCTCTCGTACTTCGTGGGGTTCGCGTATCGACTCTGAGATATCTCAGTGATGTACCCATAGTTGGACTGGTTGAAATAGGTGCTGCCCTCAGAGAGGTACCAGCCCATGAACTCTGCCCACCTTATCGAGGATACATTGATCCCTGCTGCGGGCTTGCCACCCCCTGACGGAGACCCGGACGGTATGTAGTAAAAGAACTCTCGGTCTCCTTGCCACTTGGCAGCCTTCAAGTACCTTCGCGGCTCACGTGCGATCTCCCTAGACTCTTTCAACTCGAAGAGGGAAGGCAGCTCCGGGTCATCTAGGTCAATGGACCCGTACAGCTTTTGGTTGCCCCGGCGAGCAGAGAACTGCTTGTGGTTGGGGGTCACCATCATATCCAACTGCTGGTTCCTGAGGCAGTACATGCTCCCCTTGTGGGGCATGTGGTACACCTCCTCAGGTTCCTGGAACTCCATGACCAACGTCTTTGTGTTCAGGGTGGCGAAGGTATGGTCCATAGAGATGTCTTGGGCCGCCACCCAACCGTCCGTGGTCAGGAACTCCGTCTCCTCGTCGTAACAGGGGATCCCAGTTGGGTTCAGCAGTACCTGCGCCACCTTACCACTCTTGGTCTTAGGCATTTCATGGTCTGGCAAGACGTGCGTTATGATCCCCTTGTTACCGTGCCGACCCACGATCTTGTCCCCGATGGTAGCAGGGGCCTGAGTATTAACGTAGACAGTTGTGTCCTTCCCGTGCTTGACCACTCGCGTGACAACACCCGGTGTTTCCTTCTCCCACCGAAGAGCATTCGGTCTAGCCGGCCGTAGGAAGGATTTGGAGAACATACCAAGCTTCTTCTGCTCGGGGGTGACCTCCTGCTTCTTCATTGCCCCGATAAGAACGTCTCCCTGGTTTACCGTCATCCCAGGTTTGACGATAGCGAAGTCGTCAAGCTTGTCAGCCTGTTCCTGCGTAACTGACCCGGCCGTCTCAGCAAGGAACTTCTTCTTGTTGAGGATGGTGTTCTTCTCAGCCGTGATGCCCTGGCGAAACATGTGGTCGGAGGTCAGCTTCTTTGCTGCCGACTCCGAGACAACAATTCCGTCCTCGAAATTGTAGCCTTTGTAGGGCATGTAGGCGACCTGCAGGTTGGTGCCCAACGCCAGGTCACCCCCACGGGTGAAGTTGGAGTCAGCCAAAGTCTGCCCCGCCTTAACGGTGTCTCCCACTTTCACCAAGGGGGTGGAGTGGAGCTTGCTCTTGTCCTCATTGAGCGGGAAGTTGTCGTAGATCTGACGTTCGTGCTCCCGGCCTGCCGCGTCCTTCACGTAAACGGCTTCCGTGGTTACCCTGGAAACCACGCCGTCTACCGGGGACCTCTGGGACACGAATCGACCCACGATCCTTTCAGCCGTGCGGCCCCCCTCACCGGCTGCCTGAACCAGAGGAGCTTCCCTACTTGCTAGGCCGATAGCCTGCTCGATCTGCTTCACCCCCATCATCGTTCGATTCCCTTGGTCGTTCTGCAGAAAGGGAATCATGTTAGCCCCGATGTCAAAGACGCCCTTCGCCGACTTCATGACGTAATCTACCTCTGAGGGCTTGACGGTCGTTATATCCCCATTCTTGTCAGCCACCTTGATGGACGGGCCCACAGGCGTCGCCTTGTTTCCCTTCCACTTGTACTGATCGGGGAACGCCAGGTTGGCCTTCAAAGCCTGAAGCGGCGTCACGTTGATGTTCTTGCCCTTCTTGACATCGTAGACCTGAGTCTTCAGCTCCTTCCCATACTTCCGGGCGCCCATCGCTAACTGCAGAGAAATACCGGTCTTTTCCCCCTCGGGAGTTTGGATAACATCGAGAAAACCCATGTGGCTGGGGTTGACGGACTTGGCTTCGTTGCTGAGCTGCAAGTCGCTGGAGATGCCGCCCTCGCCCATTATGGTTGTCCGCCGGTTCCCAACGAGGAAACTGACCGGGTTGGTCTGGTCAGACCGTTCTGACAGGGTAGAGTTGGTGAAGAAGTACCTGACCGGCTTCCCAAAGAAGTCGGGATTTACGATCTCTTTCACCTTGGTACGCTTGTCCAACGTGTTGGTTATCTTCCGAGTGATGACGCGTCGGGTCTGCCCACGCTCCAAGCGCTCGCTCACCAAGTCTTCAGCGGAGAGAATGTCTTTGAACTGCAGCGCGTCGCGGTCGTCTGGCTTCTCTTCCTGACGGGACACGCGCAATAGCTTGCGGGAACCCGCCATCAGAGCAGGGCCCGTAACCTGTGTGAACGGTTTACCCAGGGTGAGAGCCGTGGCATCCGGACGAAGCTTGGTGCGCCCCATCTCCTCCACTACCAGGCTTTTCGCTGCATCCATGCTCGGGGGGTTGGTGCCCTTGAAGGTCTTGTAGAACTTCTTGAGGGCCACCTCTTCGTTCTCCTTCTTGTTGACGTTGAATATCTCCCGGCCCCACTGCCTCTCTATCGTGTCGTCGTCCATCCCCAAGGATTTGAGCACAGGGTACAGGGCAATGTTGGACCCCTTCCCCACGTGTCGCATCGTCATCTTCTTTGTTCGAGGGTCGAAGTTGACGTCGAACCCAAGCCCGCCCTCAGGAAGGTTCCACTGCGTGGTCAGCTCACCGTTGGCCCGCACCCGAGTGTACGCCCCCGCCTTCAAGCGGAACTGGTTGGTCACCTGGTACTCGTTGCCGCCCACGATGTAGCTGTACCGATTTGTTATCTTGGGTATCTGCGCCAGAGTGACCGTCTGGGTGTCCTTCACCTTCCCCGTAGTCTTGTCGACCAACTCGAGCTCCGCCCGGACAGGTACCGCCCACGAGCGCCCCTTGAGCTTTGCGTCTTTCTGAGTACGCAAGTCCCCCCATGCAAGGTTGTCGTCCACCCACACCTTCTTGGCCCGGAGGGTACTCTTCTTACCCTCGATCGGGAAGTAGCTCGATATTGTCTTGGAAGTTCTATCTTTGAGAGTTTCAAATGCGTCGACCGGCTGCAGGTGCGCCATCTCCGACTCCCTTCTTGCCATTCCGGACAGTGGTCTCTGTCTAGGCTCGGAAGCTCAGACTTCCGCTATCTTACGAGCGCTGAACCATACGGGTCAATCAGAAAGGAAGCAAGGAAACTCGGTATAAGAAAAGTAGACGGCCCTAATAGATTGCCGTCTGGGGGAAATAGAATGTCAGATGCCCAGTATGAATTGGACGATGACTTCTCAGACTTCACTATGGAGGAAGAACCTGACCTAGAGCTGGAACCGGAGGAAGAGGACTACGAGGAGGATATGTAGTCCACGTCAGTGAAAGAACCAGGAGGGTCGGACTGGAGAACCGGCCCTCCTGTCTTTCACCGGAGATGTAATGCAATGTTTAGCCTGCCAAGAACCAATAGACCTTACGCCAGGAAGCGTCTTCCACCGATTGCAAGTAGTATCACTCTACCTAGGCCACAGCGGCCTGGAGTTTGAAGAAGACCGGTTTGAAGACGGAGAGTCCCTCAAGTGGCTATGTACTTCATGCGCACACGAAAGAGGCATCCTTACCCTCTACCTGGATGAAGAGTATTGCACCCTGTGTAGTCAGGAGTTCGAGATGGAGGGGGAATCTGACTGCCCAGACGTAGTAGTTAGGGTAGAAGAGCTGAAGATTCGACAGAACCGGTTAGGACTTCTTGCCCACGACTGTCTCAACGTGGGCCACGTGCACATCATGTGCGTTGTAGACGACTGGGACCTCCCAATCTGGAACTGGAGTCTGGAAAGAGACGTGCCGCCATGTCGGTAGGGAAGATGGGCTTACTCGTGTGCGACGGATGTGCCCTGCCCCTCAAGACAGAACACATCCGCATCACCCACCGCTTCTTCGAGCAAGCCACTGAGACCGAAATGGACTTCTGCTGCGCCGAGTGCCTAGCCGACTACCTATACGACGAGGTCCACAGCGACCGAATCCAAAAGGAGGTAGACAGCCTGAGAACTATGCTCTGCCCAGATTGCTGGACGAAGACCGCGTAACACGAGGGGGCCCAGCGCCCTCTCTTAGCCCTCACTTACATGACGCGTTGAGTCAAAGAGAATTGTGGGCAGGAAAGGTGCCCCCTATAGGGTCACACCATGGCTGCTTCAGGTCCCCGTCTAGGGGGTCGCTGCTCGGGTAGTGGGGCCGCTGCTGAGTTCTGCTCGGCGCCGGCACGCGTTTGCAGCATCTGCAGCACCATGGAGTAGAGCTGCGGGTTCTGTTGCTGCATGTTGATGAGTTCGTGGTTGCGCTCGTGCTCGGGTAGCTGATCGAGCCACGACACAACCTGCTGCGCGACCATCTGGAGATCATACCCGCCACCCTGCTGTCCAGCCTGCAGCTGAGATTGAGCGGGCTGCATGGCAGCTTCCTGCGGGGCTTGCTGAGGTTGGGCAGGAGCTTCTCCAGGGGGCGCGCCTGCCTGAGGTCCTCCTGCCGGCGGGACCTCCATGGTCGGGAACTGCCCCGTCTGGTTCATCATCCCCATCTCAGAGTTCTGCATGCCGCCGGCGGCCATGGGGCTCATCTGTCCCGGCACCCCAGCAGCAGGATTGGGGGGCTCGGCGGGCATGCCCTGGGCAGCCGCGTCGGGGGGAGCCTGCTCCATCATCATCTTCTGCCCGCGCATCTGGTACTTCATGGCTGCAAGCTGAGCCTCGCCCTGGATGTTGGCTTGGGCAATGGCCTGGCGCCGCTGGGCCTCGAGCACCTGGTTGCGCTCGACCTCGATGGTGTTGGCCTCCTTGCTGGACTCCCAGTCCAGGTCCTCAAGCAAGCTCTTGTCGGACAACTTGCCGGCCTGGTTGAGCTGGAGGTAGAGAGCCGACCGCTGAAGGTCGTCAGCCATCTTGAAACGCTTGTAGTGGCAAGGGACAACGTCCCACCCCATGTACGCCCCGACGTTCGGCAGAATGAAGTCGTCGATGAGCTGCTTGCGCTGAGCCTTCTGGTCGAGGAAGTGGTTCTCCAGTATCCGCATAGATACGTTGGACCCAGAGAACTGCATCCCACCGTAGACAAACTCGGTGGGCACGCC